TGTCAAAAAATAGTTTATTAGACGAACTTAAAGCAGGTTCTGCTCCTCTAAAACTTTGCGGTATTGGCAAAGTCCGTAATGAAATGTCTGTTGAAGAACAGGCAGCATTAGATGATGCTTTCGTTAAAATACGAGAAAAGAACGCTTCACCTCGCTCAATCCAAACTAGTGGCTACACGTATAAGTGGCTTTCTGATTTGCTTAAAAAACATGGGCATGATGTAACAATCCGAATGGTAGAAAAACATAGTAGAAAGATGTGTAGTTGCGATGTCCATTAAAGAAGAACTAACTGCTGGACCACAGAGTCCTAAAGAAGTGCTTGGAAAACTTGCTGACCTATTTGCTCGTCAAGGAATTGATGTAGACGAAATTGGTCAAATACAACGAGTATCTCTCTATCAATCACTTACCAAAAACGAAGAAGGTGAAGCAGAGATTCACGACCTTGCTGGTGTGCAATTTAAGTTCTCACCTAAATGGGAGTCTGGTCCTGAATGGCCTGTTGTACAACAAGGTCCTGCTATCAAGTTACCAACACCAAAAGTAACTAAGAAAAAAGCAACAGGGTTTAAGACCTGTGTAGTTCCTCCAGATATTCAGATTGGTTATTACCGCAACCGTGAAGGAAACTTGGAAGCAACACATGACGAAAAGGCTCTTGACATCTGCATTAAGGTTATAGAAGATTTACAACCTGAAGTTATTGCACTTGTTGGTGACAACCTTGACCTTCCTGAGATGGGCAAGTATGTGACATATCCTGCGTATGCACAAACTACACAAGCATCAATTGACCGTGCAACTTTGTTCTGCGCTCAACTTCGTGCTGCTGCTCCAAATGCAAAAATCATTTGGCTTGCAGGAAATCACGAAGAACGTATGCCTAAGTACCTCGTACAAAACGCAGGTGCTGCTTACGGTCTTCGCAAAGGTAACACACCAGACTCGTGGCCTGTTCTTTCAGTCCCATACCTTTGCCGTATGGATGAGTTTGGTATTGAGTACCGACCAGGTTATCCAGCATCTGACTATTGGGTCAATGAAAAACTTCGCATCATCCACGGTGACCGTGTGAAATCATCAGGTTCTACTGCACACGTATACCTTAACCAAGAGAAGACGAGTGTTATCTATGGGCATATTCATCGCATTGAAACAGCGTTTAAAACACGTGAAGACTTTGATGGTCCGAGAACCATTATGGCTGCTTCTCCTGGTTGCCTTGCTAGAATTGACGGTGCTATTCCTTCTACACGTGGTGGTGTAGACCTTGATGGTCGCCCTCTAACTCGTCACGAGAATTGGCAACAAGGTATCGGTGTTGTCACTTACGAGGATGACGGAAATCACAGGTTCGCATACGATGTTATTCCCATCTACAACGGTTGGGCGTTGTATCATGGGAAGGAATTCATCGCTGAATAGCCATGACTACTATTGTCGCTGTCCAAGGTGATGGGTTCGCAGTCGTCTGCGTGGACTCTCGCATCTCGTCTATTGATGGGGGCATTGCCACGCAAATAGGAACTCTTCGTGAAGGAAGTAGCAAGGTATCAACTAATGGAAAATATTTACTTGGTGCTGCTGGAGATGTACGGGCCATCAACATTCTCCATCATGTATTCCAACCGCCGACCCCACCGCCAAACCTTAAAGGGAAGAAACTTGACCAGTTCTTTACGGCGAAGTTTATACCAGCACTCCGTGAATGCTTTGATGCACAAGGATACTCAATCCCCGACCTTAACGAAAACAAGCAACACATTGCAGAGCAAGGGTCATTAATTCTTGTAGCCATTAACGGCACTATCTATATAGTTGATGGAGATTACGCTTGGGCTTCTGAAGCCAGTGGTCTGTACGTGATTGGGTCTGGTGGCGAGTACGCCCTAGGTGCTATGCATGTACTTACGCACAACAAGAAACAAACTGTGCAACAGGCTAAAAACCATGCGCTGAAGGCTCTCGCCGTTAGTGCTAAGTTTGACCCTCATACGGGACCTCCGTATCACACGTACATTCAGGAGTACGAACAAAGCAAAACCCGTAAGCCTGTATAATCGGGTATCCCCTATTAAGGAGTTAATATGAATCAAGCAAAAGTAGAAACAACAGACGCAGCAATTAAGGGCGCAGTTTTGGGCGCACTTACCTATGCAGGAGCCAAGTTGGACTTGACCCCAGAAGTAATTGCAATCGCATTGCCTGCGGTAGCAGCACTTGTCTCGGTTGTATCAACCAAAATTGGTCCAAAAAACACTGCTCTTCTTTTGAGCGTAGCAACCAAGGCTATGGAAGCAGCACCTGTTGCTAAGAAAGCACCAGCCAAAAAAGCCGCCCCTGCAAAAAAGAAGTAATATCTTAGTATTCTTCTTTTCAGAAAAGGTGTAACGAATGCCTGTTGATTTTTGGTCACCGTCTTATAGGGCGGCATCTAGTGACTTAACCGTAGCGATTAGTCCACTTGGATTGGTTGAACTTGCTGACGAAGAGTTTGAAGTTCATGGACCAAGACTCAACAGGTATTCTGCTGCTTGGGCTTGGTATCTAGGTCATCACTGGTCACACCGCCGTGAGATGGGTGACAACAACGTCACCATGAATTATGTGAAAACCATGTCGGATTTCATTACAAACTTCTGCTTTGGTAAAGGTATTCAATTTAAAGTACCTGAGCAAAACGAAGCAATCATTCCACAACTGCTTCACGAAGTGTGGGACAACCACAACAACAAACATTATTTGTTGTGGCAAATGGGGCAACTTGCAAGTATCACTGGAGACTGCTTTGTAAAAGTTGCATATGATGAACCTTACGTTGATGGTGTTGGGCTACAGCACCCAGGTCGTGTCCGCATTCTTCCACTAAACCCAGCGCATTGTTTCCCTGAGTATCACCCACATGACCGTGAGCGCTTAATCAGATTTAAACTTAAGTATCGTTTCTGGGGAACATCGCCAGAAGGAACTCGTCAGGTTTACACATTTACTGAAATTCTTACGGACAATACCGTACAGCAATTTATCAATGATGAGTTGATTGATGAGTATGAAAACCCAATTGGTGTTGTTCCAATTGTTCACATTCCGAACATTACAATAACTTCATCACCTTGGGGTCAGTCAGACATTTGGGACATTATCCAATTGAACCGTGAACTCAACGAGAAGATGACTGAAATCTCAGACATCATCAACTACCACGCTGCCCCAGTAACTATCATCACTGGTGCTAAGGCTTCACAACTAGAGCGTGGTCCTAAGAAGGTTTGGGCTGGTCTTCCTAAAGAAGCACAAGTGTTTAACCTTGAGTCACGTGGCGAAATGTCTGGTGCTATTGAATACGTGCAAATGATTAAACGAGCAATGCATGAAATCACTGGCGTACCTGAAACTGCTCTTGGTCAATTCCAGCCAGTATCTAATACTTCAGGTGTTGCTTTGGCTATTCAGTACCAGCCTTTGATGAACCGTTACCAGATGAAGAAGATTCACTTTACACAGGGTCTTGAACGTCTGAACGAAATCATTATCAAAACTTGTGCTGTGTTTGTTCCTGAACTGTTGATTTATAACCCGTCACAGTCTGCAATGCCTGAGCCAGACATGCTCACACAGTTAGACCCTAATGACCCAAATACATACAAGACAACCATTCACTGGCCCGACCCACTTCCTGTTGATGCTCTTATCAAACTCAACGAAGTGCAGGCAAAGATGGCTTTGGGTATTGAATCTAAGAAGGGCGCACTACGAGCCCTAGGTGAAGAGTTCCCGAATGAGAAGATGATTGAAGTCTTTGAGGAACTACGAGATGACGCTGTTGACCAAGGAGCATTGGATATGATTCGTGCTCAAATTGGTCAAGCAGTAATGATGGCTACAGGGCTACTTCCTAATGGAGGGGGTCTTGAACCTGCTCCTTCAGGAGATGGTAATGTAACTAGTGCAGGAAGCCCTCAAGGGGGCGGAGTGCTTCCAGGTGCTGGTATCCCACCAGTAGAAATGGAATTGATGAACCAAATGACTAGTAAGGCATACGGAGCAAGGTTCGCCCAGCGCCGTATACCTGACGAAGACAAATAAAACGTATTAATAACACAAGTCAATATTTGCTAAACAACACTTAGGAGAAAATCATGGCAAAAGGTAATGACGAAATTGTCATCCCTGTGGAGGCTACAGAAGCCTTTCATGCGGAGGCAAACACAGTTGCCCCAAAGGGCAAAGTCTTCACAGAAGACGAAGTAGAAAACATCCGTAAGCAAGAGAAAGACAAACTCTACAAGCGCATTGAAGAGGCTGAAAGCCGATACAAGAGCATGGAAGAGCAAGTTACATCTCTTGCTCAAGACCGTGAGAAGGCTATCCGTGAGGCGCAAGAAATTGCCCGTAAGGAAGAAGAAATTCGCCGTCAGCGTGAGTTTGATGAGTTGAGCGCAAAAGAACTTCTCAAGCGAACTGAAGATGAATTTAACGTCAAGATTAAAAATGTTGACGCTGAATGGCAAAACCGCTTTGCCCAAATTGAAGCAGAGCGTTCTGCACAACAAGCATTGCTAGATAAAGAGCGCCAGTTGCGTGAGGTTGAAACCTACCGCCAGCGCCGTGTACACGAGTCTCAAGACGAAATCATTCCTGAACTGATTGATTTGGTCGCAGGCAACACCCCAGAAGAGGTTGAAGCATCAGTGGAAATCCTTCGTCAACGGAGTGCTGCTATTATTGAGAGTATCCAACAAGCGACTCAACCAAGTCGTGTTAAGGGTGTGGCGGTAACGTCACCATCCGTTGGGCCAATGGAAACTCAAACGGAATACCAAACATTGAATGCGGATGATATCCGTAATATGACAATGGACCAGTATGTTAAAATGCGAGACAGGCTTTTAAGTTCACGACCTAAAGGTCGTTTTTAAATAATCTATCCATAGTCACTTAAGGAGACATCATGGCATTTCCAGCACCAACAGGTGGTGCGATTACTGCAACAGCGAACATTAGTTCAACTGGTTACAGTAGCGACACCGCTTTATCCCCAGCAATTCAAACTATCTGGTCCAAGGAAATCTTGTTCCAGGCAATGCCTGTTCTTCGCTTTGAACAGTTTGCAGTGAAGAAGACCGAACTTGGTGTACAACCTGGTTTGACCATCAACTTCATGCGCTACAGCAACCTTGCTGTAGACGAAACAGAAGGAGCAACCCTTGATGAAGGTGTGCGTATGGAGCCAGTTGCTCTGTCAGCATCACAGATTCAAATCACCGTAGGTGAACAAGGTCAGGCTCTTGCAGTTACCGAATTGCTCCTTAACGCATCGTTTGATGACGTTATGGCATCGTCAAGCCGTTTGCTTGGTCGTCACATGGCACAAAGCATGGACATTCAGGCTCGCAACACCCTCTACCAGACCGCAATTCCATTTGGTGGCGGCGCAGCAGTTCCTCCAAACCTAGTGTTTGGTCGCAAGACCCTCGGTGCAACCCGTGGTTCAATTGCTCCTTACGATGCAGGCACTTTGGGTGACGCAAGTAACCCAGGTTACCTCTCACCTGCAACCATCAAGGATGCTGTTGAAATCCTCGCTGGTCAGAACATCCCACGCCTTGGCGACACTTACGTTTGCTTCGTTCACCCATCACAGAGCCGTGCGCTCCGTGACTGGCCTGAATTCATTGAAGTATCCAAGTACGCTGCACCTGGCAACTTCATGCTTGGTGAAATTGGTCGTCTGTATGACGTTGTGTTCATTGAAACCACTCAGGTTAAGAAGAACGTAGGTCCAGCAGACATTGACTCGTCAGCATCGGGTACGCAAGCAATGAACGCAGAGTCGTACAACGCAATCATGATTGGAGACAACGCATTTGGACATGCAATCGCATTGCCAGTTGAACTCCGTGACGGTGGCGTAATTGACTTTGGTCGTGAGCATGGACTCGCTTGGTACGCCATTTGGGGCTTCGGCATGATTACACACGAATCACGTGTGTTGCTGAACACCAAGGGTGGAGCAATCGCTTCCTCGTAATTAAGTCAACTAGTATTGGGGGGTCGGGGTAAAACCCGACTCCCCCAACCCTTTCACAATTGGAGAATAATGTGGCAGTAAAAAAGAAATCAGTTATCAAAGAATTTGTAGAGCAAGAAGATGAGATTCTTTTTGTATCAGAAATTCCTCAAGCAGAAGAACTTGAATCTGAAGTAAAGAGCGACACTGTTAGTGCTCGTGTAAAAGGTTCATGGACAATGTTTTGGGGTCAAGACACATGGTTGTTTAATGACGGTAAGCGTTACAAACTTCCACGTGGTTTGTTTGAATATTTGAAGAAGAACGGCAACATCTACGACACCCTCTGAGGTTTAAATGGCTGGATTTACAGTACCTAATGCAAGCGAGTACGGAGTAACAATCCAGAGCCTTGACCAAGCAGAACCAGATTCGCTTGATTTTCAAATCCTAGGTAATCACAACTATGGTGTTCTTTCGGGAGCAGACATTACTGTTTACTCAGCAGGTGACGGTTCTGCTGCGCTGACAGCATCCTATGTTTATGTAAATAACCACTATGGTTATGTATCTGCAAGCACTGTTCTTTTTGATGCACCTGAAACAGATGCACGTTTTGACCTTCTTGTTGTAACTCGTGTTGATGCGTCAACGTATCAGTACGGTGTAGTTAAAGGAACGCCTAGCGCAACCAACCCTATTTTCCCAACACCTTTATCTAGCCAACTTCCACTTTATGCACTTTATAGAAAATCTGGAGTGGCATTTAGCGCATTAAGTGTTGTTGATAAGCGCATGTTCTTAAACATGGCGCACAGAACTGGTACTGCTATCCCATCTGAAGCAGCAGACCAAGGTGACTTATACATTCGTACAGGGACAGTGCCTGCTACTGACCAATCATCGTTATACGTATACGTAGATAGCGCTTGGCAAAACCTTGCTAAGTATGAAGGAGCACGTGAAGAAGCACTTCACCCATTTTTATTTGCTGGTATTTAATGGCTGAAACAACACCCTACGCAGTACGGTTAACTAAACCAACTGGTTCAGTAGCAGACATTACAAGAATTCGTAGAGTTCATATTCCACGTTTTCGTGAACAACAACCTGCTATTGGTCAAGATTTACAAGACACAGTTCCTGGCTCTGGTTCTGGCGACCAATAGTAAAGTAAACTATATCTATGCATGCTAACCACTCACACGCAATAGTTGAAAAGATTGTGGAGATTGCTCGCACATATCTTCGTGATTACCCTAAATTCTTTCAGGTATCTTTTGACGCTGTGGGTAGAACCTATGAATTAGGTAACCCTAATATTGAACAAAGTTCTTTGTGGATAGCCTCATACCCAACAGGCGGCAGCCCAACTGAGATTACATCCGATACATCTGCGTCTACATACTATTCACTGGATGATAGAAATGGGATTATAAGATTTAATCGTTCTTTTTCTTCTACTACAAAGATAATGGTAGAAGGTTATTATTACGAATGGGTTCTTCCAAAAGACTTAGAGTACTTTGCTGGTCACTCTATTGAGCAACATACATACAACTTAGACACCCCACTAGAACTTGTTGCCCCAATTGTTTTAGACACAATTGGTATGGGTACAGTGGTTGAAACTTTGTGGGGTCTATTAACTGAGTACAGTCGTGACATTGACGTAACGACATCAGAGTCTGTGCATATCCCTGCCAGTCAGCGTTTCCGAATGGTTCAATCCATGTTGGATTACTGGACTCGCAACTACCAAGCACAGGCTCGTGCTCTAAATATTGGTATTGAACGCATTGAAATAATGAATCTTCGCCGTGTTTCTAGAACAACTGGATACCTTGTTCCGATTTATAAAGCACGTGAGTTGGGTGATTACGGTCCAATAGAAAGACAATTCCCTGAAATTAACCCAGGCGACATTAAGATTGAAGACCACGATGAACCACTTCGTGAAGATGTGTACCTTGACCTTGAGCCTCAACAAGGGTATTCAACCGCACCGATTACTGGTTGGTAACCCGTGGACCCCCGTAGAGAATTAGCACAAATACGGAAGCAGTATCGTAAGCACCATCGCAGCGTAGGTGAACATATTACGTGGTTTGAGTTTCTACCATTTGGCGCTGGCAGCGTGATAGATGATGTTTACGATGAAGCGCCATACGGTTCTGGTGGTAAAGCATATAAATCAGGGGTAACTCTACCTGTGTTGATGATTACTGAGACTGAAGATACCAAGCGAGCAATTCCAGAAGGTCGTCAACCAGTGCAGGTTGTCAACGCTGTTTTGTCAATTGAAGACTGTCGTGATGCTGGTATGACTGAACCGTTTGAGTATCAGAGGCATTTAAATGACATGTTCTTTTATGATGCTCGTTACTACGCTGTATCTATGTACCGTGTTCGTGGTCGTGCAACAGATGATGTGCTCATCGTTGTTGAAGGTATTGAAGTTTATGTTGACCAAGAAATGCCAAACGACCCAGGTCCAGAACAAATGGAAATCCATGATTTGCCTTGGCCTTCTACGCTTCCAACATTCCTGGTAAACTAAATATGTATGCCGTGCGGCATGCAAACATCGCCTAGAACTAAGGAGTGCCAATGGTTGGCAAACGTGCATCTGCGCCTATTTCTGTCTCCAGTTCTAGAAAGATTATTGAAGGTGTCCCTTCCCCAATTCTTTTCTTTGGTGATTTAATAATGAACCTTCAGGAATACCTTGAAGACGCTGTAAACGCCAGCCTAGCCGAAGAGCATAAGATTGCCAAAGAAGGTCTTGTGTTAAGTGACCCTAAGTACAAAGCATTAGTAAAAGACTTTAAACTTAATTACAATAACTCAGATGAAACCATCTCCTACTTGGTTGATGGTAAATCTGGACCAAAGGCTGTCCAAATAGAGTATGGTCCTCCAGCGCAATCCATTCTTCGCAAAGAATGTATGAAGGGTGCTAAACGCTTAGAGTTAAGCCTTAACAAAAAACTTGACAAACTCACTGGAAAAGGTGGGTTGAACTAATGCGGACTGGGTTTCTCCTTGCCGAAGACGAGGCTATTAAAGCACGTTTTAGTGGGCTGTATGTCACCGATGACCGTAATGAACGCCGCCCAGTAAAGGTCTTTTTCCGTTACCCAGAAGGAGAAACAGAGCGAGACTACCCATTTATTACGGTAGAACTTATTGACGTTCTTCATGCTACAGAACGCCAGTTGTCTGACCAAGGTGCGTACATAGACACCACAGGTAGTGGTCTATATGAAGACCGACCTGCATTTATTGACTACTGGCCTAGCGAAAGCGCCAGTGTTTCAGCAAGCACCAGCATCCTTAGTTTTGACGACTTTATCCCAGTAGACCTGCTTTATCAGGTATCTATTTATACACGGTCTGCCCTACATGACAGACAATTGACTTCTGGGATTATTAGAAAAGTCGCCCCATTTCGTTGGAACTCCATAAACATACCAGCAGACGGAACGGTACGCCGTTTTGACATGCTGGACTGGACCAACGCAGACTTGCTGGATATGGAATCGGGTTACCGAAAGCGCATATTCCGTAAGGTATTAACTCTCAAAATGTCCGCAGAAATCACAGGTCAAGACCTTGATGCTCTGACAGGTACAGAACCCGTTACCCAAATTAATAGTACAATTACATCTCAACTGCATGTTTTCAATGAGTAAGTTTTTTCCAATCCCCTTTACACTTTAGGAGTAATAATGGCATACGAACGCCCAGGAGTTTACGTACAGGAAGGTACGTTTGCAACCAATTTGACAACTGCGAATGGACCTACTTCTGCTGCATTTATTGGCACAGCAGAGCGTGGACCAACGACACCAACCCTTGTGACTACATGGTCACAGTACACCAGTTTGTTTGGTGCATTAGACATCAACTACGACCTTGGTTATGCTGTCTACCACTACTTTGCAAACGGTGGTCAAGCAGCCTATGTTACCCGTGTAATTGATGCAACGTCAACATACGCTTACAGCGCCTTGACAGCAACGCCAACTGGTGGAAGTAGTGCAAACCTTATCCTCTTGATTACCAAATCACCTGGAACCTGGGGTAATGACTTGTCTGTTGATTACACCTTTGACACAGAAACACTGACAGACCTGTCATCAGCACCGAAGATTACCAAGAATTCGCTGTTTACTTTGACAGTTAAACTTGATGGTAGCGAAGTAGAACGCTGGTCAAATCTTTCTGTTGACCCTGCTAACTACCGTTATGTTTCAACCGTTCTTGACCTTTACTCGTCATATGTTAGTGCTTCAACTGTAGCAACTGTGGCTAGCAATGCAACTCTTACCGTAACTGGTATTGGTGTTGATGACTACGTAACAACTACTACGTTCTCCAACGGTTCTGAGGGAGTGGGTGCAATTGATTCCGTTGATTGGGCTACTGCTCTTACCCGTCACGAAACCATTACATCGGGACTCTTGTTTAACCTTGTTGGGCAAACCTCATCAACAATTATTAACAATGCCATTACGGTGATGTCAACTCGTGGAAACTCGTTGTTGATTGTTGATACCCCACTAAACGCAACAAACAAGCAAGCACTTGCTGACGCAGTACAGCCTTACACCAAGTCTGGTTTCGCAGCAGTTTACGGTCCAGCAATGAAAATGTTTGACCCAACAAAAACTGGTGCTGCCGCTATCCGCAATACCTACCCAGGTGGTGCGGTTCTTGGTGCAATGGTTCGTTCAGAAGTAACCCGTGGTGTTGCTAAAGCACCTGCTGGCTATAGTTTGGACATCCGAAACGTGTATGGTTTGGTAGCAAACCTTACAGAAACCGAACAAGGTAACTTGTACAAGGATAGCCAATTAAACCTCTTTAACGTAGTTCCAGGCGTTGGAGTAATTATCAATGGTTCTCGCACCTTGGCACGTAATACTTCTGAGAAGTACATCACAGTTCGCCGTTCACTTAATTACCTTAAGGACCTTCTTAAGGAAAGCACTCAAAGCGCTTTGTTTGAACCAAACGATGAGCGTTTGTGGGCAGACCTTACGGTGCGTGTTTCTTCACTCCTGAACACCTTCTGGGCTTCAGGTGGTTTGAAGGGCCGTACTTCAACGGAAGCATTCTTTGTCCGTTGTAACTCAACTAACAACACGCAAAACGATATTGAAAACGGAACAGTAAACATTGAGGTTGGAGTTGCATTGCAGTCACCAGCCGAATTCATCGTAATCACCATCAGTCAATGGACTGGTGGAAGCACCGTCACCACGAATATCTAGGAGATATCAATGGCAACAAGAACACAGAGGACCGACCCTCTACGCAACTTTAAATTCACAGTACGCTTTACACCTATTGGTCCAGCCTTGACTAACTACCTAACTGGTATTGGTGACCTTGGCTTTGCTCAAGTAGGTGGACTCTCAGTTCAGAACGAACTGATTGCTTACCGTGAAGGTGGGATGAATACTCACCCACACAAGATGGTTGGGCAGTCAGACTTCCCAGCAGTGTCATTTGCTCGTGGTGCTTTTGCGTCACAAGACCAACTTTGGAAGTGGACCAAGTTCATGCATGCATGGGTTGGTGGAACAGGTACAGAAGGTTTTGACCAAGGTGCTAAGGGTGACGAAACTAACTACCGTTGTGACGTAACCGTTAAAGTTTACGACCACCCATACACAGCATCTGGTGTTCAGTACCAGTACGACAACACAGCAGACAGAAACGTAATACCAGGAAACGTAAAGTTGGCATTTAGGTTGTACAACTGCTGGCCTGGTGCATACGGTCTAAGTGACCTGAACGCTGGAGACAACGGAATTATGATTCAGCAAATGAACCTTCACCATGAGGGTTTCCAAATTGCATGGCAACCTGAAGAAATCTCTGCATTGACTGGTGAGCAGGCACTGCTAGCATAATTAAACTTAAGTAATTAAAAAAAATACAAGTAGGAGAAAACATGGATAACAACGCACAAGCAATGTCGCTTAACGCTGCAATTACTGACCCAACACCCCGTATGGAAATAGTTCCATACGGAAAAATTGAACTGTTTCGTGGACTTAAAAACCAGGAAACAGGGGAGTGGGAAACAACTGCATTTGTAAAAGAATTAAACGGTGAAGACGAAGAAGCACTTGCTGCGCTTGAGTCTGATGACGACCTTTTGTACGCACAGTACATGTCCCATCTGCTCAAGCGCAGTGTTGTTTCCATTGGAAATATAGACATTACAAAGAATCCAGGGTTGGTTGACAACCTAATTATTGGTGACCGAGATGCTTTATTTTTGGAAACAGTTCGTGCTACTTACGGAATCTTTCGTGAATACCAAATTATTTGCCCACATTGCGTTAAATCAAACGATGTACAAATTGACTTGAATGACTTCCCAGTAAAGAAGTCAGATAAAGACCCAAAGGAACCGCTTAAGGTAACTCTAAAAGATGGAACAATTATGCAGTTCAATCTTGTTACTGCAAGTGACAGTCAGTTTGTAGGACTAAAAGCAAGAAGCATTCCTGAGCAAAATACGTTTTTAATTGCTCGTTGTGCTGTTTGGGAAGAAGGTAAAAAGCCTGCTGACCCTGTTGCATGGGCTAAAAAATTGGGTATGAAAGACCGAGCAAAGATTGTTGAAGCACTATCTGAAGCACAACCAGGGCCAGAAATCAAGGAGGTGGAAGCCCTCTGCGCCCATTGCGAGCAACCATTCCCAATCATGCTCAACTGGGCCGCACTTTTATTCGGCTGATTTAGTAGTACTATATTGGGAGTACGATACGATTGCCACGGTTTACAAGGGCTTCACGCTCAAGGATATTAAGACGATGACAGTACGCCAAAGAGCGTATTGGTCAGCAATGAGCAAATGGCGTAAACAGGAGTAATCATGGCTAAGAACGAACCTGACCTCTCAGGCAACGGTAAGGGTATCCCTAAAGGCAGTGCTACTGCTGACGTTCGTGCTCGCTTCAAATTAGATACAACTGAGTTTAATAAAATAAGTGCTGGTATCAAGGAGATGAAAGCCTCCTTCCAGTATCTTAACCAACAACTCCCAAACATTAATACCAAGTTAGAGAAGACACTAAAACTTCTTCAAGGTATTTCTAAGATTAATCCTGGGGCTCTTGGCGCTGGTGGAGGCGCAAACCCAGCAACTGGTGCTATCCCAGACAACCCAGTACCTGCATTAACTGGCTCAGTAATCAATGACGCTTCAGCAGCCAACGCAATTCAAAGCGCTAAAGGCCACACCATAATCATTGGTGGTGGTGGTGGTCGTGGCGGTGATGGTGACGGGGGAGGACTAACACCAGTTAAGGGTCTTAGGACAGCACAAGCATTAACTGCTGTTAATGCTGCTATTCAAGCATTAGATAACCGTATTACTTCTAACTATGACCGTTCATTAAGCGCTGACAAACTGGCTGTGTCCTACCAACAGCGCATGGGTATTACTCAAAACCAGTACTACCATCAAATGCGTAAACCTCTACAAGGTGAGCGTTTAGGATACGGCGGTATTAACGAACTTCTTGCGTTGCAGGCAAGCACTGGTATTGATGCCCAAAAGAATGCCGCAGGTATGGCAGGTCTTCGTGCAGTATCTGGTTACTCATTGAGCACAGGTGATATGGCATCAATGGCTCAAACACTTGGTTCTGCTCAAGTAAACAACCGAATGACCATGATGCTTGGTACTGGTCTTTATGGCCCTGGTGGGCAACAACGGTCAATGGACCAAGTAATCAAGGACATTACACAACGTACTGGTCTTACTAACGAAAAGATGTTGGCAGGTGCTCGTCAACAAGGTTCTGCCACACGTGCTCGTTTGTTGGCATCTGGTGTTCCTGAAGACATGGTTGACCTTGTTCTTGATTACGCAGAATCAAATGTGCAGTATCAGAAAAAGGGTGGGAAGGGAATGTATGACCCTTCCAAAAAGTCACAACGAAAGATGATGGGAATTGAAGACAACTTTGCTACACAGGCTGAAGAAACTGCCCGAACAAAAGAAGGAAGGGATGAAGACTTCTATAAGCGTCAGTCTGACAACTTTGCACAAATGGAAAAGAATACTCAGGCTGTAACTAAAGCATTAGGAAAACTTGAAGAAGTACTTTCTCCATTAATTGGAAAACGTATGGACTTTAAAGGAGGGATGGTAGAAAAAGGTATTGGTGGAGCATTGATGGGAATTGGTGCTATGAGCATGAGCAATCCTGCTACCTTTCCACTAGGAATGGCAATGACAATGCTTGGTGGCTCAATGTTCCGAGGTGACCCTGCTGTTGAACCAGGCTCTGCTGGAAACCAAGCAGCCTCTAATGGTAAGAGTGTTCCTGTTGGTTACGGAAAAGGAAACCGTGTACCTCTTTCATCATTAGGTAATGTTCCCACGTTTGGAAAACTTAATGCAACATTTAAAGACCGATTACTTCGTATGTTTGCAGAAAACCCTAACGTAGGTATTGGTGAAGGTTTCCGTAGTCAAGAAACACAAAGCCAACTGTTTAACTCTCGCTACAGAGAAGTAACAGATGGAAGCAAGGGCGATGTTACTTGGAACGGTAAAGAATACAAACTTATGACAGGTGCTCCAGCAGCACCTCCAGGTCGTTCTATGCACGAACTTGGTTTGGCTGCCGACCTTGTTGGTGACCTTGATTGGGTTGTTGCTAACGCAGCACGGTTTGGTCTTAAGACATTTAAAGATGTCAACGGAGAAAAATGGCACATTCAACCTAATGACATCCCTAACTCACGCTATGAATATGAAAAACAAGGCTCACCGTGGGGTACTCCTGCTGGTGTACAAAAAGGTAGTTGGGATGGAATTGGCCCTGACTTTGTTGGTGACAAATATGTTTCTGCTGGAGGAGTAGAAGGAAGTGGTTATGTAAACCTCCAAGGCATGTCTTTATCTGACCAAGTTTCTGCTATGGGTGTAAACCACGTTATGTATGACACTTCTACTGGTTCTTCATCATCCCCAAGTGTCAATGGTGTGTCACAAACACGTGTGTCAAGTACACCGCCACCAAAGGGTACTAGAAGCATGAAGGCAATGGACCCACGAACAATTGCTCAGATGATGTACAAGCGTGGGTTTAAAGGACAAGACTTAGTAAACATGCTTGCTATTGCTGGTCGTGAATCTAACTGGATTCCTGGAGTGTTCAACGGTAAACCACCAGATAAGTCATATGGCCTTTTCCAAATCAATATGCTTGATACACCAACAAACCCTATGGGTACTGTTCGTAGAAAGCGTTATGGTATTTCTAACGATGAAGAACTTTGGGACCCACTAACAAATATCAAGGCTGCACGTTTGGAGTTTGGTGGTGGCAACTACACACCTTGGAACACAGAAGGTGGACCAATGGCAAGAACATCGGAGTGGATGCCAAAGGCTCAAGCAGCCGTAGCAGAACTTGGGCTTAATCGTGGTGACCCACAATTTAGTTCACCTACTCGTGGTGGAACCAGTAACTTGACCGTTACTGGTGGAACTAATGTGACTATTGCGCCAACTATTCACGTGACATCTACTGGTAACAATGTTCAAGATGCACGAGCAATGGCTCATCAAATTGCCCAAATGCTAGACAAAGAATTACGTAGAGAATTGTTGAGGAGTAAATAATGGCTGGAGAAAATAGCCCAGAAGCACGAGCAAAGGCTGATGCTTATGCTTCTAAAAAAGCGCAACAAGTTCGTTTGCAAACTTTGAATGCAAATGTTAATACTCCAATAGTAAAAGTCAATACTAAAAAACAGGCATCGGCTGGTGCTATTAAACGTACTGACGCTAACGGTAGAAGTGGTTTTGGTGTTACATCTAGTACTGGTACTACTGCTGACGGACCTGACTCGTCATTAAAAGGTGCTTATGACTATGACCCAAACAGTGCTTTAAACAAATCATGGAATACCCCTAATGGTGGTATCCAAAACCCTAGATTTATTTATCCAGGTTACACAAATCGTGATGCGGTAAACAATAAAACAGTAACAGTAGAACGTGGTTATATTCGTAGACTTACTGAGTTTTACGATAAAGAAAATAAACAAGCGCAGACTACTGGTAAGTCAACTGCTTCAACAATTAGAAATATGAAATGTAACTTTCAATTTAACCCTGACAACATTACAAGAATGGTTACTGCTGAAAGCGATATGCAGTTCTTCTTTAACCAAGACCCATCTCAGTTAGCCCAACCAATTCCTGGTAAGGCTGGTTTTGCTTTTGAACTTTTGTTTAACCGAGAAGCAGAGGTTGCCTCACAAAGATACCTTGTTGGGGATAAAACAGTAAAAGCAAACTTTAGAGAAAACATAACAAACACAATAGATTATTTAGACCCATCAAAACCATATGACCCTTCATGGGTAACACGTATTGGTGTACTCGCTGACATTTTAATTTTGGATGACGTTATTGGTCAAGGTCTTGCAAAAGATATTTATAATGCCATACAAAGTGAGCAAGAGGCTGATGCTGCTGGCAACAAGTGGGGATTTTCTAAAGACTCACCTAGTTCTCCAACTAACCCAACGGGTGAAGACACTAAGAAAATTGACCAAAATAGGTATAACGCATACTCAATGAACATTGGTAACAAAGCATTTCTTACACCTACACCTGTTCGTATTCTATTTACTAAGTGGATGATGGTTGAAGGATTTGTCCAATCAATTCAAGTTACGTTTAATAAGTTCTCTTCTGACATGATTCCAACACAAGCAACTGTAATGATTCAAATGCAGGCTTTGTACATGGGCTTTGCTCAACAGAACACGTTCCTTACTCAGTTGCCAGACATTGGTGTTGGTGATAATAATGCACCAATTGTAACAACACCATCTCCAAACACTCCTGAGTTTGATAGGTATAAAGAATACGATGACTTGTTAAAGAAAAAAGACTTCTTTAACAGAATTTATTCTATAAACCACGTACCTAGAAACGGTAAGTATCTATACACACAAATACCACCCGCACCAAGTGGACCAGAACAACCTGCTCTTTTGTTTAAACATTTGTTTGAACAGACAGATGAAGCATCAGTAATGTTTTGGATAAGTGAAGAAACACGCATTGGTAAAAACGGTGAAGACTGGATAAACCAATGGAAGAGTGAGGGAAAGAACTTTAGTTTTTATTGGGATGGAGTGTTAAAAATATACTGGGATTCCCACGTAGTAAATACAAATGGAACTGCAAAGACTCGTCAAACATTCGTTGCTGATGCACCTGGAAGTTACATCTATAAACCAGGAGCACCACCAAAACAATCTTCAACCGATTTTGCCCAATGGGGAACTGAAAAAGACCCGTGGGTGTTTAAGGTAGAGGGTCAGTTAGCCACAGCAGATACTGGAAGATTTGGTCAAGACCTGATGCACACCAACAAAGGTGGAACATCCACTAATCGGTGGTTTTTTACCGAAGGTGAGGGTACTGACTGGACATTTGATACTACAAATAGAACAGACATCACAGCAGGAACACTGCTTAAACCGTTTGAACAAGACAAGTTTACTGTTGAATTAGGTATTCGTTGGAGAATTGAAGATGATGTGATGCCAGGACAGTCAATATTTTTGTACGACTGGCACTATAAAAAACAAACAGTTGAAGTTCATAATGCTTTTATGGATAACAATGAATGGTTTTACGCATGGAATAACGGTGGCTATCGTGATATAACTGGTGCAGGTGCAAACGTATCTGGTGAAGGTGTTTCTTTCTTTAAGTCAGTAGGTATGTAATGATTAATGGTCTATCTAGATACGCTGTAAGTTCTGAGATTGGTGCAGATGGAAAAATTATTGCTACACGTAAAGACTCAGACCCAGTAAGAGTTTCTCGTTACTTAGTCACATCGGGAGACACTATTGAAAACATGGCGTTTAAGTTATTTGGAGATGCATCACAATGGTGGCGTATTGCTGATGTAAACCCACAGATTTCTTTTCCATTAGACCTTGCTCCTGGAATGGAAATACGTATACCACAATGATTAGAAAAGACTTTTTTAATGAAGGGGTACTCCTTGATGTATCTGTCTTCGGTGGAAACGTGAGTGACTCAAGTATTGTTGCTGTAGAAGTTTCATATGCCGAAGACAAGCACGACATGGCAGTAATTACTTATGCAGGTTTTCCAGCCTCTTCAATCACTGGCTATGTTGGTTTACCCGTATACATTTCTCTTGGTAATAATTCCGCAAATAAAAAAGCATTCTATGGGTATGTGGCTTATGTAGATGCTGGTGCTTATAGCAGAATGGGTTCTGTAAACAACTCATTAATACAAGAAGCAAAGATTGTGTGTATGGGTACTAGTTACGAAATGAAAACAATTGGTAACACTGTATATAAAAACACAACAATATCTAAGTTGGTAAAAACTCTGGCAAAAAAATACAACGCCTCGTACTCAGTTCCTAATAATGACTTTGTTATTCCAGTTATTTCACAACAGAATCAATCTGATTGGGAACTACTTGTAACTGAGGTAAACAAGTTTGGATACCGTGTTACCGCTACTAGTTCACACATTAATGTGTATGACCCATTCTCTGGATATTTTCATAATCAACCTATTACGGAGTTGGAGTCTCCAGGGAGAGCAGCAGGTAAGAATAGAAAACCTGGAAGCATCTTAGAGTTTAAAGGAACATTTGGAGATGTCACACCATACGGCAATAGTCATAACTATGACATCAACACGCTTGATAAAAGAGGAAAAACCATTACAAGTTCTACCTCTGCTTTGGCAGGAACACGTTTAGGAAAAAAAGTAAAGAACAGATTTACGCATAGCATATCTACTCAATCTCAATCTAAAGCGCATTTAAACCAGATGACAAAAGGTTATAAATTAAACAGTTTTCCTTATTATGCAGAAGTAACAGTCGCTGGTATTTCAACCCCAGTTCCTGGTTCTTTAGTTCTAGTTAAAAACTATGATTCAAGGTTTGATGGTTACTGGATTGTAGAAAATGTTGAACACTCTATTAACACAGACCACTACATTACAAAACTTTGTATTAAAACAGATTCAACAATTGATGTTGCTGGAACATTTATAAACGAGCCGCAGTATAAGAAACCTCCCAAATCAAATTTAATCCAAGCACGATGGGTAACAGAAAAAGAGATGGCTTATGTTTACTAACATTTACAGAGCAATTGTTTCTTATACTAACTCAGAGACTGGGGAGATACGGGTTCGTATTCCTACCAAGTTTGGTAATGATAAATCAATAACAATTTCTAAAATTGGTAGAAAGAAAATTGATGGAGTTTGGCCTATGCCACAAAACGGAGAACAAGTAGTTGTAACTGCTGATGATGAATCTTTTACTAATGTTTTTATTCTTAATGTAAACCCACAAGGATGACTGTCTTATGATTCTTAAATACCCATTCCAAATTAATCAGTACGGAAAGACAGAAGCCGTATTGGATGTTGAGACTAATGTTGAACAGCAGATAGGAGAATATCTACTTTCTCAACAAGGTCAACGCCCGATGAGTCAGTTATTTGGCTCAAACTCCTACAGCCTTCTCTTTGAGTCGTTTGACCCACTTGTTTTTGAAGAGTTTAAGATGGAGTCTCTTGCTGAACTACGCACCTTAATACCATCAATAACCATTATTTCTATAGATGTTCAGGAAATAGAACAGGGAGACATATCCACTGGTCTTCCAAACAGTCTTGGGATTAGGGTTACTTACCAGTTTCCATATACAAACATGGTAAAGACCACTACATATACAATTAATAATCCACTCCAGTTAACTGAGGATGCCCCATTATGATGAAATTTGACTATACCAATAGGGACTATGCGTCTATTCGTGAAGACCTGCTTTCACGTGCTTCAGAAACTATCCCCGAATGGACATCTCGTGAAGCAACGGACTTTGGCATGGTGTTTGTTGACCTATGGGCATACCTTGGCGACACACTCCACTACTACCTTGACAGGGTTGCACAGGAAGCATTTTTGGAAACCGCTACACAACGGTCAAGCGTTTTGGCTTTAGCAAGCCTCTTAGACTACAAAGCACAAGGAGTAAGTAACGCAACTGCGATTATCTTCATTAATCCTTCTGATTCTATCTGCACAGATGAAGCGCCAGTTCTTATTCCTAGAAATACTAGGTTTGTTGGTAAATCTCCATATGATAATTCTGACGTTATCTTTTTAAGTCAAGCACCAATTGCTATAAACGTAAGTGGAACAAATGTTCCTAACTATGTTACGTACTCAAAATCAGACGGAAACATCCGAGTCCCACTTACTGAGGGTGAAATTTATACTGAGTCCTACACAAGCATTAATGGTTCAAATCAACAGATTATTCTTAACCAACCAAACGTAGTAGGTAGGTCAATTACAGTTACTGTAAATGAAGGACCTGGTGGCTCTTCTGTTTCTTATTCTCAAATTGAGCGACTGATTGATGCTACTGGAACAGACCTTGTATATTCAACACGCATTACATCGGATGACTACACGATTCTTACCTTTGGTAACAACGCAAACGGAAAAGTACCAACCACTAACTCTGTAATTACTGTTACTTACAGGACTTCACGAGGCGCTGAAGGAAACGTATCCGCTAATACCATTACTGAATTTGAATCACTAGATTCAAGTATTGGTGCAGGGTATGACGGTCTTGTTATTATCCCAAACACAGTTAAAGCATTTGGTGGTGCAAATCCTGAAAGCATTGAAATCTTACGTAAAAACATTACATCTTCATTTAGGTCGCAAGACCGTGCTGTGTCATTGACGGACTACCAAGACCTCACACTTCGTACCTCTGGTGTTGTTAAAGCAAAAGCGGTATTAAATAATGTTGCTGCTAAACAAGTAAGCATTACAAACAAACAATTGTCAGCAAGTGTTGCACAACTAACTACCGATTCTTCACACACTTTTTCTGTGGGAGAAACAATCGCAGTGTTCAATATTGACGACACATTCAATGGTACTTATGTAGTAAAAACAGGTAGCAGTGGAACCACACTTCGCTATGATTTAGCATCAGCAAGTGTTGCTTCAGCATCTGTTTCTGATGGTTATGTTAGAAACGCTCAAGTAAAAATCTATGCGTTGGGAAACATTAACGATTATGACGGAACCGTGTCTGTTGACCCTACTACTGGGCCACTTGCATTAGATACAGAAGTGCGAGACACAATTTACGATTACATTGACCCACGAAGCATGGTGGGGGTAAACATGGTCGTAATGCCTGAAGTTGAACTTGACGAAGTTTCTATTAAATTTACTTTAAGTGTGTTGCCTAACTATGTTCGTGATGCAATTGAAGAAGATGTTGCTCTTGCGGTTAAAGACATGTTCTCATTTGAAAATGTTGATTTCAACCAAACGATAACACTTGGAGAGTTGTACCAAACAATTCTTGCCGTAGATGGAGTTCAGTACACAACTGTACAAGAATTTACAACTGGTTTAGTTGACGATGTTATTGACGTAGTTGGCTCGGACCCTGTTGTATCTGGAGTGCGTTCTGGAGAAGCATCTCTTCTTTTGTTAAAGAACATTGTTATTACTTCTAGCGGAGGAATCACCGTTTAATTATGGCAAGAGTATCCTTTAGAGTACGAAGGACTGACTTAGAGTTAAGTCCAGATGCAAACCCGTTTGGTTCTTATGTTCGTGGTATTAGTACCACAACACCTACTGGTCTTACCAGACTAGACAGTGACTCAGCAATACGTTCCGATGGAATTGTTTTTGTTACAGAAAACTTAACAACAACTGCTTCATTTACAGCAATTTCTAACTCCTACTCTTCAGTACTTCTTGAGTGGACAAACTTTACAATCACACCAGCAGAAGAAAACTTAAGTGAGAGTTCGGTAGTTACTGACATTGTTATTGTGTATTCGCCAACTGGACCACCAGAAACAGTTCGTGACGGTGCAATAATCAAAACGCAGTATTCATACGACTCAGTTTACTCAGTTGAACATAATGGTGTTCCTACAGGTCAATGGGCGTACTACTCAATGTTCTTACATTGGAACCAGGGTGGTACTGGAATCAGTGCAGTCAACTGGTACGAACGTGTGGCTTACCTACAAGAACTTGTTCCATATAATTATGGTTCCGAAGAGCAAATTTGGTCACGCATACCTACTCATCACCGTGTAAATGACACGTATGGGCGCAACCTAGACCCACAAGGGCTAGACCGTGGTCAGTTGGAAAGATACCTCAGCACATTTGGTTTTGAGTTAAACAGAACACGAACTTTGTTTGATTCTGTAATGCAACACTATGACCCAAACGTAACTGAATCACAATCACTTACGCTACTTGCAGACATGTTTGGGCTGGAAGTAACACCAGATGACATTGGTATTTCTCGCATCCGACAAATAATTCAAGACATTGGATACTACCGACAACGTAAAGGAACATTGTCTGCAATCAAACAATATTTAATTGCTGTTACTGGTTGCCAAGTAGAAATTATTGAGAACTACTCTTCACCACGGTATACATTTCGTGTGTATGCAGAAAAAGTAAACCTCATTGCTGACTCTGAGTTTGTTGTTACATCTGGAACTAAAAAATGGGATTTCAGTTCGTCAAGTGCATCTTGCACTTACGCATCTGTTGAAGGTGGTTTGTTTGTAACAAATGCAAGTTCTGCTTCTGCACAATTTGCCCTTGTCTCAAAAACTGCTGTACCAGTAGACAATGACATTGACTATTGGAACTCAATAATGGTTGATGGTGATGGCGATATCTGGGGTTCATATTGGTCAGCATCAGCCGCTTGGACTGAGTGGAACACAGATGAACAGACAGACAATTTAATCCCTGTTGAAATATCACCAAGTGAACGCCGTGTAATTCTGATGCCAGATAGTGCTAGTGCTATGGCATACCCAGTACTCATTTACGCACTTGATGCAAATGACTCTGTATTGGTAAACCAGTGGATGGTTGAACCAAAAACTTATGGAACATTCTTTAATGGTGATTCAGACTTTGGTGGATTTATTTACCAAGATAACTTTTCGGATTCCCAGTGGGATGGAGCACAATATGCTTCTTACTCTACATACTCAACTAACAAAGGCAAGACAGAACTTGCTATAGAAAAGTTGATTCCGCAGTTGCTACCCGTTACCATGCTACTTGACACAAACATTGACTACGAGATTGTTTACGATTGGATTCCAGGACTTACATGAACTACATAATCTGTGCATTAGCCGTTTACAAAGCGTTACAAATTATTGAATCATTATTACCAAAAGAAGTAATGCCTTGGGTTAAAGTGACTACAGGAACAATATTGTCTTACATTACAATCTTTATTGTTCCTTTTGATGAACGATGGTTGTCAGGTTTAGTGGTAGCGACACTTGCAGGAGCAGTACACACTCTGCTACGCTTACTCACCCTAACTGGAGATATGGCACATAAAAAATCAATCAAATAAGGAAACAACATGGAATACTTAATCGGTGGAACAGGAAACGCTTCCGCAAACGTAATTGAAACTGGGCTGAACGACACACAAGGAACTTGCTTCCATGTCATTTGGACAGGTAAACCAACCGCAGGTCAAGCACGAGTCCTTGACTGGCTTATTACTCGCAATGAAAAATTCATTGTGTACTCAACAGGAAAAGTACACCCGTCAGTTCTTGACGCTTCTTTGATTGTCTACCACATGGAGAATCTTGTAGAAGATGCTTTTGCACAAGCCCAAACCATCTCAGAGAACACACTTAAAGTCCTTGTATTGTTTGATACAGACGAGTCTGGAGAACCTACGGAACTGACCAAAGAACTGGTTTTTGGGGCAAGTGACCGAAACCTTGAATGCTTGGAACTGACCAATGGGCTTGCTCCACTAGCGGTAGACCCTGGTCATACCCCCTCAGAGGCCACTAGGAAGCCCCAGGATGAGCCAAAACCTGAAGTAGTGTCTACCCCACGCATGGAGAAGGTTTTGACCGTTGTAAAGCCTGTAATGCAGATTACAGTCTATTCTGACGGGTCTATTCAGACCAAACAGTTATAGGAGAGAGTGGCAGGTCAAAGAAGGAAACCCTGCCACCCTCAATCCTAAAAGCCAACCCTGTAGAAAGGGGAAACCAGGGATGGCAGAGAAGGAAGAAGTCCTTCTCATAACCAAATGTTAACACACAAAGAGGAGAAATTCAAACATGGCAAAGTTCAGTGGAACCTTTATCCCGATTCCAAGTTGGGTCATGGAGTACATCGGAAACGACCCAGTAGCCCTATGCGTACTAGTAAACGCTTTGAAGTACATGGACAATGACACACAGCAATTCACTACGTCTTACGACCACCTTGCTGAAAAGACAGGTTTGGGTAGGAGCACGATTATCCGTGCCATGAAGCGGATTGAGTCTGCTGGGGTGCTCCGAAAAACTATTCGTAAAGCCTCGGCTGGAAACAACAAAACAAACTTGTACACCGTTGACTTTAACAACCCGAAATCCAGGGAGGGTGTCACCAGCGACACCCCCCATAGTGTCAGCAGTGACACCCCCCTAGTGTCACCAGCGACACCCTCGGAGGGTGTCACCCCTGACACCCAATCTATAGAGACTAATCATTCCCTAGAGGGAGCCAAAAAGAAAGATAGAAAAATTCCTACTTTTATGCTTCAAGACCCTAGGTGGATGCGCCAGATTAAAAACTTGGAGGCGGAGTGAAAAAGAAACACGATGACTGGGATGTCAAAGTAATCGGCGCTGATGAAGACAAGCCGAAGGCTGAACCAACAAAGAAGAAGAACCTTAAAGATTTAGTTGCATACCTTCACGATAGGACTTCTGGTATGTCTATGTCTTTAAACGCCCCTGTTAACGGTCCAGCCATGATGAAAATCTTTAGCACAATGGTTGCAGACTCGGTAACACATGAACAGATTTACCAAATGATTGACTTGTTTGCTGATGATATTAAACGAACACCATTAAAAGAACAAGAAACTCCGTGGCGAGCATTTGCTGCAAGAAGAGGTGAGTTGTTCGCACGTGTTCAGGGCAGTACAGTGCAGACCGCACAAGACCAGATGAAGTTTGACCCACGATTGGAGAAGTACCTTAATGACTGATTGGCATGGTCCTCGTTACTGGCGCAACCGCCAACCAAAAGAGCGTGTATCCAACGCACACATTCCTCGTAGGTATGCAGATAAGACTTTAGAAAACTACAACGAAGAAGTTGGTAGTTGGGGTGTTGTCAAGGCCATTCGTGGATGGATGGGGAACTTTGATGACAACCGTACAAACGGAGAAGGTTTGTATTTATGCGGAACAACTGGCACAGGAAAAACTCACCTTGCTTCTGCAATGTTGACAGAGTTACTGGCAACTAAACAAGTTGGTGGTTTCTTTATCACTACCGAAAAGTTTGTTGAAGCCTCTTACGATGAGATTCGTAATGACGGGGAGTTGCCAGAAGAGTACGGCGATGAGTACATGCTTAAGTACCTCAATTCGGTTTACGACATTGTGGTGCTTGACGGTCTTGGTGCTGAGAAGAAAACTGATTTTACAAAAGGTGCTCTTGTATCATTGTTGAACAGTCGGTATGAACAGAAGTTGATTACTATCGTTACTTCCGAATACACCATTGCATCTTTAGCAAAAGTTTACGGACCACGCTTGTCATCAATTCTTCAAGACTCAACGCTTCAGATTCCGTTTGAAGGAAAGGATTACAGGACTAGTCAACATGCAAGGTAATGACCTGTCTTCGTTTACTGCTCGTTCTCAAGCAACCATGTTTGAGGGTGTGCTTGCTAATCCTCCAGAAGGCTTGGCAAAAGTTAAGGCATCTTATTATTTACGCAATGAGAAATGGGATTCGTACCTCCGTCTGTGGGAACCAAATACTCTTCCCATAAAATCTTTGAGTGACGCAGTAAACAGGTTGGGAATAGGTACAGAGGTTTATACACTGCTTCCACCTCAAGTCGCTGATGCGATAGACAGGTGGTTACTCAAAAAGGGGATTTCAACAAACGTGGTTGCATATCAAGACATCAAAGAACTTGCTTATGACCTCAGCATCAATCGTGGTATCACTCAGATTTATGTTGCAGACCAAGAGCATTACAAATTAATTGGACTCAGGGCAACCGTAGTCTCATCAAAGACTGCGTGGAATAACTGATGGCTAGTGCAGAACAACTCTTAATCAGCAAAGTAATCAATGAGCAAGACGTTTCATACCCATTAAAGCACGGTGTAAAAGCCGACCACTTCACTAAAGAGTGGGGCCAGATTTGGTCATGGGTAATTACCTACTGGCGTAATCATGGTTCAGTTCCAACTGAACGTGCGCTCAGTTTGGAGTTTGGTGAAGTAAAAGTAGTTGATGCCAAACAAGAACCATTCACTGCATTGGTTGATGAACTCTACGCTGGCTACCGACAACGCAACCTTGTTGAAGCCATGTCAGCAGCGATGCCTGCACTTAACGCTGGTGATACAAGTGAAGCATTTAAGTTGCTTGCCGCAGGCGTTCAAAAGGCTGGAGCAGATGTTGCTCGCCTACGAGATGTAAACCTTATTGAGACTTGGGAAGCACGATTAGAAAAGTATGACGAACTTCGCAAGATGCCAAACTCTCTGCGTGGTATCCCCACTGGGATTAACGGACTTGACCGCATTACTTCAGGTCTTCGCCCTCAACAGTTAATTACATTCGTTGGTGAAGCAAAGAAGGGTAAATCATTGATGACCTTGATGATGGCTAACGCTGCCCACATTCACGGTAAGCGACCACTGTTTGTTTCATTTGAAATGTCGGCTGAAGAACAAGCCGCACGTTACGATGCGATTGTTGCCAAAGTTCCATACAGCAATATCTTGAGAGCAAGTCTTTCTGACCAGGAGTTTGAAAAAGTGCGTGAGTCATTGCGACTACGCAAGAACATGCACCCATTTATCATTACTGAAGACACCTCGTCACTTACTACAGTAAGTTCACTAGCGGCAAAAGTTCAGGAATACAAACCAGACATTTTGTTTGTTGACGGTGTGTACCTCATGGATGACGAGCAGGGAGAACCAAAAGGTTCGCCACAAGCCTTGACTAACATCACTCGTTCGTTAAAGCGACTTGCTCAAAATGCTGACATTCCAATTGTTGGTACTACACAGGTTCTTTCGTGGAAGTTAGGTAACAAGAAGTCACGCAGAGTAACTGTTGACTCAATCGGTTACACCTCATCGTTTGCTCAAGACTCTGACTTGGTACTTGCTGTTGAGTCTGACCCAGACATTGAGAACCAAGGAATCATTCGTGTAGTTATTGCTCGTTCTGCCCCATCTGGAGAAATCCGAATTAACTGGGACTGGAACAACATGGACTTTACAGAAGTAGGAGAAGAGGGAGAGAATGATGACAGCGACAGGGACAACTGGTATTACTGACATTGCTGATGTCTTGTCACGTTTAGGTGTCAAGGTAAAGCGTGTAGGTGAGAAAGAGATTTCTGCGTGTTGCCCTGTGCATGAAAAGACCACAGGTAAAGCAGACAACTCACCATCATGGTCCATGAACGCACGTAGCGGTTTGTGGATTTGTTACTCATGCGGTGCTAAAGGAACTTTGTCCACGCTTGTTTCTGAATTGACAGGTGAACCTGACAGCATTATTGCAGTACATTCTTTTCTCATTGAGACTGGGTTAGAGAGACTCACAGCAGAACCAGTTGAGGTAGTAAAGCCAGAAGTTGATTGGAAGATGTTTAGTGCATTCTCTGCACCATCTGACGATTGGTTATGGACTCGTGGCATTGACCGAGAGTCTGCACGAAAGTATGGCATCAGGTTTGACGAAAAGAAGCAGGCTTGGATTTTGCCGATTGTTTCTCCAATGGGAGAGTTGCTTGGCTGGCAAGAGAAAGAACCATCAAAGGTTCGCAACTATCCAATTGGTGTAAAGAAATCTGCGACATTGTTCGGTATTGACAAACTGGACAAGAAGACTGCGGTTCTTGTTGAGTCCCCGTTAGACGTTGCTCGTATTCACACAGTTGCTAACGGTGTTCGTGGTTTGGCTACCTTTGGTGCTGCGGTTAGTAAAGAACAGATTAGGATTCTTTCAGACCATGTGGACACTCTTATCATTGCAATGGACAATGACGATGCAGGTATTGACTCCGCAAAAAGGCTTAAAAAGCAACTACCATCCTTCAGGAATGGTATAAAATATATACACTACGCACACACGAACGCAAAAGACATCGGTGACATGACTCAAGACGAAATTATCACAGCACTTAAAAACGCCTCAGTATTTCCCTGGTGGTTAAGTGTTTAAGGGTAAGTTGTATCCGTTTCAAGAAGAGGCCACCGAGTTGATGATTGACCGTGGTCAAATGCTTCTTGCTCTTGTGATGGGTGCTGGTAAAACAGTAACCACCATCTCCGCACTAGAAACATTGTTGGCATCCAAAGAAGTGACCAAAGTTCTTGTTGTTGTTCCGTCATCTCTTAAATATCAATGGGACCGTGAAATTAAAAAGTTTACTGATTCATCTTCTATTGTGATTGATGGGACTGTTGCTGCTCGCAAGAAACTGTGGCGTACAGCATTGAGTTCTCAATATGTAATTGTAAACCCAGAGTCACTGGCTAACGACCTTGCAGATTTTGAAAAACATAAGTTTGATGCCATTGTGGTTGACGAAGCAACAATGATTAAAACACCAAGAACCAAGCGCTCAAGGTTAATCAAGCGCATAGGTAAAAAGTACCATTACAGATTTGCACTTACGGGTCAACCAATTGAGAACAGACCAGAAGAGTTGTTTTCAATTATGGAGTTTGTTGACCCAGCAGTATTGGGTAAGTACGAAGTGTTTGACCGAACCTTTATTGTCCGTGACCACTTTGGCAAGCCAAGCAGATACCGAAACCTCAAATCATTACATGAGAGCATGAAAGATGTAATGGTTCGTAAAACCCGTGAGGACATTCAAGACCAGTTACCCCAGGTTATTAACCACTTCATTCCTGTTCCATTTGATTCAGCAGGTGCAGCAACATACAAGGTAATTGCTGAAGAGTTGTTACAAGCAATTCAGAAAGCAGTTACACAACATGGTCGTAGTTTTGATTTGTGGGCTAACTACTACGGTAATGCTGGTGCAGGTGATGCACAAGGTGACATTATGTCCAAACTTACAACTCTTCGCATGTTCTGCGATAACCCACAATTAGTACATATATCTGCTTGTTTGTTTATGGATGATAAGACTGCTGGAGGAAGTCGCTATTCCGCAGACATTATTTCTCGTGGAATGCTTTCAGGTAAGTACAACACTCCTAAGTTAGATGCTGTACTTCAGTACATTGAAGATGTTCTTAATGAAGACCCTAAAAACAAAATTGTATTGTTTTCATTTTTTAAGAACAATCTTAAACTTATTCAAGAAGCAACTAAACACCTTACTAACAGCGTATTGTTTATGGGTGGAATGGATACTTTATCTAGAGATAAAGCCAAGCAACAATTTGCTACAGACCAGAACACAAGGCTGTTCTTGTCATCTGATGCTGGTGGTTACGGCGTAGACTTACCCGTGGCTAACTACTTGATTTCCTATGACCTTCCTTGGAGTGCTGGAAAATTGGACCAAAGAGAAGCCAGAATTATCAGGTTGTCATCTGAGTTTCCACACGTTAATATCGTGTCATTCGTTATGAAGGGCAGTATTGAGGAAAGACAATACGAAATGTTGCAAGAGAAGAGAAACATCAATAAAGCCTTTGTTGACGGTGGGTACGACAGTAAGGGAAACTTTCAACTGAACTTAGGCGCACTGTCTTCGTTCTTAACAAACAGCGAGGTATAACATGGCAAAGATTGTACGAGAAACACCAGCATCAGAATTTGATGAAGCGCATGCACGGCGAGTAGTTGAAGACTATAAAAACCACAAGTCGCTACTTGACCAAACCCAAAAACGAACAGACGCTCTTAAGGCACAATTGACAGACATGTTGGTCGCACATGGTAAGCCAGACGAAAAAGGAAACATCTGGATTGACCTTGGTGATGTAGAACTTAAGCGTGAACGCCGTATCTCCAAGTCATTCAATACCAGTGCTGCTGAAGCATGGGCTAAAGAGAATGGTCACTGGGATACAGTTAAAGAAGTGATTGAAGTTCTTAGTGAGGACAAGTTGCTTGGTCTTGCTTGGAATGACGAAGACATTCAAGAAAAAGTTAAAACCTTTTATGTTGAGAAAGAAACTTGGGCATTAAAGGCATAGACGATTTCCTTGGGGACTTGCCTAACTACCCTGGTAAGAAGCCGCCCAAAAACAGGGCAGGCAGTAAACCAGCAGTTAACGATGACCCATTTGTTTTTCTTCACGCAACCTATTACACGGTTCGTGGAGAGAAGACAGCCTTCTACACCGTAGGTGAGGTGGCTAAAGCCCTAGATAGGAAACCAGGAACCATCAGGAAGTGGGAAGAACGTGGGTTTATACCTACTCCTTCATTTAGAACCGCTACCCCAGATGGGGAACAAATTCCTGGAAAACCTTTGAAAGGGCGTAGGTTATACAGCAAGAAGCAGGTAGAGTTATTGCTCTACTCAGTTGAACACTTTGGACTCAACAATCCACGAGGAAAAGGTGCAGATTGGGTAGGCTTTAAAAAACACATAAAAGAACACTGGTCAAATTAACACTGAAAGAGCAAGGTACATCATGTCAAATTATGACGATTACGAAGATGACGAGCAAGAAATCACACCGAAGAAAACAGAGGCTGTTAGCGCACCTACTGCATCTAAAACCATTAAGCGTGGTTGGGGTGCAGCAGACCGTGTACAAGAAGCAGCATCTCCATACGCACAACGATTTAAGGTAACTGAAGACACACAAGTCATTAAGTTCTTGGAAGACGAGCCGTATGCATCGTTCCGCACACACTGGATTGATGGTCGCCAAGGCCAGAAGTCATTTGTTTGTCTGCACGATGACCCAAACGGTTGCCCACTTTGTGATGCAGGCAATCGCCCAAGCACCAAGTTTGCATTCAACATTGCTGTACTCAGCAACGAAGAAGAAGCAATTGTTAAGTCGTTTGAAGTTGGCGTTCGTTTGATTGACCAACTTAAGAACTTCCACCTTGACCCACGCCAAGGACCTTTGTCCAAGAACTACTGGGCAGTATCCAAGACTGGTAAGGGAGCACAGACACAAACCATTTTGCAGATGGTGCGTGAGCGTGACCTTGAAGAGTGGAACCTCAAAGCATTTGACGAAGACACTATGAAGGTGTTGAAGAATAATGCTTACGACCCAAGCATTATCAAGATTCCTACTCGCACAGAACTGTTGGAAGTAGCAACAGACATTCTTGACGCTCAGTAGGATTCATGCAACAAACGGTACACACCGTTGAAGAGTTGCATGAACTTGTTGAGGTAGTTACAAAGGCAGGGGAGTTCGCCTTTGACATTGAGTCCCGTGGGGTGATTGAGCGCCATGATGATATCAATGCACTTTTTACAAAAGAGTGCAAAGACCACATCGCAACACTCAAGAACCCTACGGACTCTATTGTCGCTTCATCAACAGAAGCAATTCGCCAGCGTTACCTCAAAGATTTGGCATTAGACCCGTTACGCAACGAAGTCTTTTGGATTGGGATTGCTACGTATGGTCGCTCATGGGCTATTCCAATGGGTCACCTTCTTGGCGAGATTATTGTTCCAGAAGAGCGTGGTGATGGTACAACCATTCCACCACCTGGATATCGCAAGGTAACTGTAAGCGGTAAGGAGTCAATGGCTAAAGCCAAGTATGTGATTCCTGGCGTGTACTCAGAACCACCACAACAGTTATCTAAATACGAAGTGTTTGAAGCGCTTCGCCCTATATTCTTTAGTGAACTTACAAAGGTAGGACACAACGTAAAGTTTGACGCTCGTTCTATAAAGAAGTATTACGGAGAGTTACCTCCAGGCCCATATGTTGACACAATGATTCTCCAACATCTGGAAGATGAGAACTCTCAATCATTTTCGTTAACCAACTTAATTGCTCAAAACTTTGGTGGGCATGACGCTTACGCCAAAGAAGGAAAACTTGGTGCTGTCATTAACACAGTACCCTTTAGTTCTGCGGCTAAGTACGTTCACTTAGATGCTCGTTGGACATGGATGCTGTACTCAAAGTTACGAGCAAAACTTAATATGCATGAAGAACTCCAGCCTGCAATTAAACAGGATATGGAAGTGCTTCGTGTACTCATGCTGATGGAAGATGAGGGCATTACAGTAAACACAGCCTCACTTAAACTGCTTCGCAAAGAGTTAGACAACAAGATTAGAGAGTGTCTCTTAGACATTGTGGACAACTCTTATGCTGGGTTTAACCCAGACTCTAACAAGGACAAACAAACCTATTTGTTTACGGGTAAACGAGCAGGTGGGCTTGGTCTTAAACCAACTAAGAAAACTAACAAGGGTGCTCCGTCTGTAGACAACGAGGCTTTGGAGAAGTTAAAAGATAAGCATCCACTAATCCCACTGTTGTTGAACTATGCGGAAATCCAAAAGATGAAGTCAACATATGTTGATGGTCTTTTGCCTAAGTTGAACAACGGTAAGTTACATCCGTCTTTTAACTTGCACCGAGCCGCAACTGGTCGTTTGTCTTCGTCTAACCCGAACTTGCAGAACATCCCACGAGATTCAACTATTCGTAGTTTGTTTGTTCCACCAGATGGGTACACAATGCTTGTGGCTGACTATGACCAGATTGAACTCCGAGTAATGGCTATGTTTAGCCAAGACCAGCAGTTGCTTCGCATTTTTAGAAACAACGAGGACATTCACGCCGCAACTGCGGCTGCTGTATTTAAGAAACCCGTAGGCGAAGTGTCATCAGAAGAACGACAGATTGGTAAGGGAGTAAACTTTCTTACCGCATACGGTGGTGGTTATGCAAAACTTGCCCGTACTACAGGCATTGACGATGAGCATGCTATGGAAATTTTGAATAATTACTATAAGAGTTTTGCAGAACTGACACGTTGGAAGCAACTTGCTATTACCAAAGCCGCACGAGTTGGGTATGTAACTACCTTGACTGGTCGTAGGCGCAGACTTCCAGACCTTTTGTCCAAAGACTCGTTCACACAGTCACGAGCACAACGGCAGGCTATTAACGCCATCATTCAGGGAAGTGCCGCAGATATTTGTAAGCAAGCCATGATTGACGTAAACAAAGCCTTTGTAGGAACTAATGCCAAGATGCTGGTACAAGTACATGACGAACTTGTTGCAGTTGCCCCAGAAGAAGATGAAAACTCTGCAATGTCCACCCTAGTTACTGCTATGGGCCACGATAGGAGTATTATGGGAGTCACACTTAAGGTGTCTTGTCATGCAGCAACGAACTGGTCGGAGGCAAAAGGAAAATGAACGATATTGCAGAAAAGAGAAACTTTTGCCTGATGCTTTCCTTTCCTGGTGGACAACAGATTGCTCAAAGTGTTGGGATGACTCCACCTTCTCAAGAAGTACAGGAATTAGAAGAACAACTTATTGACGACCAATGGGAATTACTACATGACTTTGGTATCTATGATGAGATTGAAGAGTCAGTAGAATGGTTTACTGAGGTGTTGTCCAAAACAATGGATGATGAAGAATTACCACCCCCTGCTATGCTTGAAGGCTCCAAGGGGGTACTAGTAGCATTTGGTATGGCTCTCGTACAAAAGATGTTAGAAAACCAAGTTATTGCGTTAATATCACCTGTAGAATAAGGAAGAACAATGAGTAGTTGGTGGGATAGAAAACTAAGCAACGCACCCCAAGAAGAGCGTAGGTCATTGCCTACAGAACGTGTGGTGCTTCCAGCATTACAACAGCAAGCACAACAGCGTGTGATGCAGTCACCGTTACAGCACCAAACTAATGTGGCACAGCAGGTTGACCCCAATGGTCAAACAGATATGGGCAGTGCTATTAGGAATTGGAAGGGTGGAGAAGCACATCGTGTAGACGGAAATCAAACTTGTCCACGTTGTGGAGGTAATAAAGTTTTTAGTCGCTCAAATGCATCAGCAGGTGGTAAAGTACCTGCACCAAGATGTTTTGAATGTGGGTGGAACTCACTTTACGACCAAGGTGAACAATCTAACTGGGTATAGGAGAACAAGTGGAAAACAATTGGGACAGTCTGTCTTCAATCATTAATTCAGTAAACAAACAATACGGTGCAGGAACAATTGTTAAGGGTAGTGAAACCCGTGGCAAATTAGACCGTATTTCCACGGGCATTTTGTCATATGACTTGATGCTTGGTGGTGGCTGGCCTGTAAACCAATGGAGTGAAATCATTGGTGAAGAGTCTTCTGGTAAGACTGCACTTGCGTTTAAAACCATTGCAACTAACCAAGCAACTAACCCAGACTTTATTTGTCTGTGGATTGCTGCCGAAGAGTTTGTTCCTGAGTACGCAGAGTCAATTGGTGTTGACCTAGACCGTTTGTGGATTGTTGAAACCAACATTATGGAACAGGCGTATAACTTGGTTATCAACGTCATGGCTAACCGTGCTGTTGACATGATTGTTATTGACTCACTACCTGCGCTTGTTCCAGATGATGAGTCCGAGAAGATGATGGAAGAGTTCACCGTAGGTCTTGGTGCTCGTCTTACATCTAAGTTTTTCCGTAAGTCATCAGAGGCTCAGAAGCGTTCACTTATTACGGAGGAACGCAACTGCACTGGCTTGATGATTAACCAGTGGAGACAAAAGATTGGTGTTATGTGGGGTGACCCACGTACTACCCCAGGTGGTCTTGCAAAGAACTTTGCATACTTCTGCCGTGTTGAAGTAAAGCGTGACGAGTGGTTGAAAGAGAAAGATGAAGTAGTAGGGCAGACCATTAAGGCTCGTACACTCAAGAACAAGACATATCGCCCTAACCAAAGCGCTGTCATTGATTTCTATTTTGCCCAAACACAAGGGTTTGCGAAGGGTGATTACGATACTCTCAAGGACATGTTGAACATTGGTATTGCGGTAGACATCATTACTCGTGCTGGTGCGTACTACTCATTTGGGGAAGGTCGCTGGCAAGGTAAAGACAAGATGCTTGACGCATTCCGTGAAGACCTTGATATGCAGAAGGATTTAATTGCCAAAGTTGAAGCACACTACGGTGTGGCACGGTGAGGATTATAGGAAAGGACCCAGCAGATGACAGAAGGAACATTAATAAAGCGTCTGTTAAACAAGAGAAGCGAACCGCTAATTCGTACAAGGGAAGCCGTAATGCTCGCTCTGGTGCTGGTTGGCTTCGCAAGAATGATGTTCGTGCGGAAAGTTTCCTCATTGAAAACAAACTCACGACAGGATTAACACAAATAACTATCAAGGCTCTTGACCTTGTTGAGTTGCGAGAACGAGCCATCATTGAGAACAGACTTCCAGTATTGCAGTTTGACATTGGTGGAAGACGGTATGTTGTTATTCCTGAAGACGATTTCCTGGAGATGATTGATGAGTGAACTAAGTAGTTACAAAAAGTTACTCACTATGGATGGTCGTATTCTTCCAACTGTGGCTATGCAAATTCTTAAAGACCGTGATGTTAGAGAATCAACACGAGATACTGACCACATTCACCCTAGTGACTTAGCAAAACGAGATTGGTGTCCACGGGCTAATTGGTACACAATTAAAAAGCATCCTAAAGACCCAGAAGACTTCTCGTTCCAACGACTGAACGTGTTTGCTGAGGGACATTACATTCATGCCAAGTGGCAGGACTGGCTAAATAATGCAGGTGTTCTTGAGGGGCTGTGGCAATGTAAGAGCGACATCTGTAACCATAAATGGGAAGCAGTAAGCCCAGAGAAATGTCCGTCATGTGGCACTCCTAAACCTATTTATCGTGAAGTACCAATTAGAAATGAAGAGCACCACATTCTTGGTCACGCTGACGGTATCGTCAATGACAAGAAGGGCCGAACACTTATTGAGATTAAATCAATTGGTATGGGGACTCTTAGGTTTGAAGCGATTGACTTATATAAGCAATACCAAAAAGGTGAGTTAACACTTGATGGTATGTGGAAGAAAGTGCGCCAGCCTTTCCCAAGCCACATTAGGCAAGGTTTGTTGTACATGTATTGCACTGGCATTCACCAGATGACTTTCTTGTACGAATGGAAACCAACACAAGAAGTTAAAGAGTTTGTAGTTGGGTTTACCCCAGAATTAGTGCAACCAATGCTTGACAATTGCAAGCGTCTTATGTCAGCATTGAACGGAGACATTCCACCAATGCGACCAATGTGGGCAGAAGAACCCACATGCAATGGTTGCAAATACTGTCCTTATAAAAACACATGTTGGAGACTAGACGATGAATCCAGAGATGGAACTGTTCAAACAAAACTTCCCGTTACCAGAAAAGCCAAAAGGACTACTCCCAGAACTTCCTCGTAACATTGGAGACATCGGTGACCATGACTTGATGGAGTTGTACACCGACTTCATGGCTTGGTTGGTTTACGCCAAAGCACAACTTGTTCAGGCTGAGATTGCTGAGGAACGCACCCGTAACGAGTTTGAATACCTCCAGTCATCCATCTTGATTGAGCAGTGGGGAAACAAGACCAAGGGTGACTTGGTTACCGTGGCTAAAGCCAAGCGTGACATTGACCCAAAGATTACCGAGCAGTTGGAAATCTACACACAGAAACGTGCTTACCGAAAACTGGTAGACACAGTGTTTGACCGTTGCGAGCGTGGTGCTCAGGTAGTTTCTCGTGAGTTGTCACGCCGTATTGGTATGTCAGGTAAAGAACTTCGCCAACACAGGTTCACCCCTTAATGAAAGATATTGTTGAGAGGCTTCGTGGGAATTTTCCCAAAAAGGCAGATTGCGTAGAAGCGGCTGAAGAAATTGTCCGTCTTCGTAACCTACTTGACACAGGTGGAATAGCCCACAAACAAACAAAGAAACAAATAATTGGAACGCTTACTGAAAGTTCCCCTTACTACCCTGTCTTGCGTTGTTTCTATGACCACAAGGATTTAACAGCAGATGAAGTTGGGGAACTTACAGGCATGAATGATGAAGGTAGTAAGTACAACCATCGCCGTTATGTGAGTGCTTTGGCTGGCTCAGATTTCTTGTTTGCCACTAAAGAAACCAGGTTAAGCATGGTAGGTCACCCTAACGGTGTCTACGCTATTACGGAAAAAGGTAAAAGGATTATGGAAGAGTTAGGTTATGGGAAATAAACACAAAGCCAAAGGCACTTCGTTTGAAACCTTAATTGTCAACTACCTCAAGGAGCAAGATTTCTGTAATGCTCGCCGTACTGCCCTCGCTGGTGAGAACGATGCTGGGGATATTCACGGAGTAGTTCAGGCTCGTGACATTCCTCCTAAAGAGATTGCCATCCAATGCAAGAACCAGAAGTCTTTTAAACTAAGCGAATGGCTCAATGCCACTGTGGAGCAGGCTTCCAAGTTAAAGCGTGGAGTACCTTTGCTGGTGGTAAAGCGACCAGGAAAAGGTGCTGCTGCAATTGGTGAATCCTATGCAATTATGCCGTTAGAAGACATGCTTAAGTTGCTCAAGGATGCTGGTTACGTATAAATGATATTATTGGGACAACTGTTTACCTAACTAGGAGTCAATATGTCCCAAGAACTGAATACAAAAGTTGAAGATGTCCTGAAAGTATCAGGCTCAAGTAACCCCCAAAGCGTGGGTTCTATCCTTGCCCGTTCAATCGTGGCTGGTCAATTGCCTAAGATTCGTGCCATTGGCGCAAGCGCTGTGAACCAAGCCGCTAAAGCCTCAGCCATTGCAAGAGGCTTTGTTGCCCCACGTGGTATTGACCTATCTTTTGTTATTGGCTTTGATGATATTATTGGAGAGAATGGAGAGAATATCTCCGCTATATCCTTCAAACCCGTAGTGAGGTAAAACATGGGCTGGTTTAATCGTGACAAGGTGAACAGTATCACCCCGTTTGCAAACAGTGGCGCACATAAGCCACGAGTTGGCGCAAAGCCAGACACCCACACGGTTCGTGACGATAGTGGCAACACTACACAGGCAATGACCCAGCGCCGAGCAGACCGTGATGCTGCTTCTACAGGTAATGGTGGTCCAAGTATCCTTCAGTCTGATACAGCCCGTAAGCGTGTAAAGATTGGTGCTGAATACACCACTTACCATGAGCCTTCATCCCCAGAAGGTAAAGCAATTCTTAAGGATAAGAAGAAGTCTGCAAAGGCTTTGAAAAAAGTAAACAGCCCTAAAGTAATGGCTGAGTCAAAAGCCGCAGGACAATCGTTTGATGTTGCTAAAAAGCAAGAAACAGACCGCATGAAGACTAACGAATCAGTTGCTCGTAGTCAAACAGGCCCATTTGCCATTCAACCAGAAAGAAGTGAGAAGGCATACCTTGAAGGTGGTGCTAAAGGCGAACAAGCCTACCGCCAAAAAGAAAACAAAATGAGGGCTGACATGGATAAGGATATGCCTTACTGATTATGGGATACATTCGCAAATCTTCTAAAGTCTACAGTGAACCAGTATATGGTGGTCGTGCAAACCGCAAACAAGTAGATGCTATGCATAATCCATCATCTTCACGGTTTGTTCCAAATGGTGAGGATAGTGTTGCCATTATTCGCCCACCACGACCAACTGGTGCTGGAAAAATCAAAGTTTGGCTTGACCAACGCTGGAGTTAGTTATGAACGAATTCCAATTTGGAAAGTTTTCATACAAGCGAGATAAGAGCAAGTCTGCTGGAGGTAACCCTCTTTACGGGACCATTACTTACGATGGCGATGGTTTTGATGTTGGCGTTTCTCGTAAAAAGAGTGGCGTAAAAGTTAAAGTTAAGCAAGATAGGAAGTAACCATGCCTAGAGGACAAGACACTCGTCACAACCCTGCTCGCAAAGTAGGTGTTCGTGAAATAAACGAAAAGTTTTACCCACCTGCCCCACAAACAAGCACAGGTGGTGGTGGCGCTGGACAAAAACCACCTAAAAAGAAGATTGCTGGCGCTGGTGGTGGTAGCGGTCCTAATGGTCCTGGTGGTCCAAACGACCCGTATGGTCCACAGAAGAAGAGGGATGACTACAACAGTTACCCTCCAAAGCCTGCCCCTAATAAAGAAAAGTCAAAGCCTGCCCCTAAAAAAGAAAAACCAATGCCACCAAAAGAAGAGCGTGAAGAAAGATATAGGAACGGTTGGTATAACTAGTGGCTGCTAAAAAGAAGAAGAAGAAAGCAACTAAAAAGGCTAAACCACGCCCAATCACTGCTGTGGCTGGCGCACAAGGTGGTTTTCTCACGGGTATGAATGCAGGTATGGCTGGTAATGGCTGATGGCTGGTTCTTCTCAAACCGCATTTACACATTGGAATAGTCCTTCCGACCCTCCAGGCGCTGCTACGCAGGCGCAATTTGGCCCTGCTCCTGTTTTCCGTAACAACAAGGATTACCAACTTGCTGGTTACAGGACATTACAAGACACCACGTATCCAGATGGATACCTTGGCACAATGTCGTCTAATCGTAGACAGGACAAGATTCTTGGCTCACTAAGCCGAATGAATGCTCGTCAATACTCTCGTGGAGTACACAAAGGTGAGCGAATCAATCCAGGCGATTACATTTGGCCTGATGAGTTCAATATGTGGACTGGTATCGCATATGAATCAAAAGGTAGGAAGTTCGCACCTCCAGGCGCAGTTCCTGTACAATTGACGAATGACGGTAAAGTTGGACCTAAAGGCATTCCTCGTGTCATGGACCAACCTAACCAAGATTATATTGACGCAGAGCGCCGTGCATCCTTGCAAACGCTTCGCCCTACTTGGAGATAATCATGGCTTCTAAAAAAGATAAGAATTACTACTCAAAAGGTGGTCGTGGTGGTCGTGCTGAGGTAGTTAGTGGTCCTCTTGCTGGCGAATATAAATTGCCAGAAGAAGAAAAGGAAATGCGTGATGCTGTTTCTGCTGCTCGTAAAGCAGTAAGCGCAGAAGACCAAGCGTCAGGACTTAAAGGTCGCAGACTTGCTGACCGTAAAGAAAAGCGTGAAGCGGCTGGTCCAACAGAAGCCCTTGCTTCTAATGAAGAGCGCAAGAAAAAACTAGTTTCAGAAGGCGCATGGCGCACATCACCACTACTTTCGTCAGGAGAAGACACCGTGGCAACTAAAAAAGATACTAAGAAGCCTACTGCTAAGAAAAAGAATGCAACTGATGCCGCAGTAGAGCGCATGAACGAGACTGCTGAAAAGGAAAAGGCAAAGCCTAAGAGCAAGAAGCCAGGTGCTAATAAGAAAACGCCAACACCAAAATCTACACCAGTAGTTAACGATGATGGTGGGATGCCAAAGGGTAAAGGAACTCCAACAAGTGGTCCAGTAGTTAATGATGACAGCGCACTTGCTGGTAAGGGTTCTACTGTCCCTCCACAAGTTCCTCGTTCAGATAGTTCAGGTAACACTGTTGACCTTAACCGCTTCACCAAGAAGCCAGAGGCTAAGAAAACAACACCTGGGTATGACAAACTAACCCCAGAACAAAAAACAGAATATGACGATTTGGCAGCACAAGGCTACCGAGAAATTAGCCCAAGAAAGTCAGAATCTTCCGAGGATGTAGGTGTAATCACCTATGGTTCTTCTGATGAAGATTCTGCTCCCGATACTTCTTCACCAAAACCACGAGGTGATGGTCGGCGTTTTATTTTGAACACTGACAAGTCTGGTAAGAGTGAACCTGTTTACGGAACTGCTGAAGAGGCTAAGGCTAACGCTGAACGCATTCGCAAACTTCGTGACATGAAAGAAACTGGTAGCCGAGACACCACTCCAAAACCACAGTCTGCGCCTGCAAGTGAACCTGTTTCTGCTCCTGAAGCAGAGCCAACTAAGCCAAGTTTTGGTTCACGTATTCGTGGATGGATTTCAGGTTCTGGCGGTAAAGGTGGAGCACCAACTGCTGGCGCTGGAGCACCTCCAAGTCCTCCACGCCCAACATCTGGTTCTGGCGGTGGAACACCTCCACCTCCACCTCCTGGTGGTGGTTATGTAACTCCTGGTGCAGGTTTCCCTCCTCCAACACCTCCAACTGGTGGTGGCGCAGGTGGAAGTACTCCTCCAAGCGGTGGCTCAGGCGGTGGTGGCGGTAACACATACGCACCACAAAACACCAGTAAGAACTACAACAGAAGCATGAATGGTGCGGTCATTAACGACACATCAAGCAACAACGCTTTCCAAGGTAACAACAACACCTTTGGTAACAACTCTTTCAACGCTGGCAACATTGGTGGTGGCGGTATGGCTATCTCAACTGGTGGAAACGCAACTACTGATGGTCCTGGTATGGCTGTTTCAACTGGTGGAAATGCACATGTTCGTGGACATAACGCAACACGCCAAGGTCGCCCAACAACTAACAATCCAAGAACTCAGCAACCATAATGCCTAAAGGTGAAGACACCCGTCATCACGGTGCTCGCATTGTAAGTCTTGATGCACATCGTGCTAAGAAGGCAAAGCCTTCAATGATGTCTCGCATTAAAGATGCAATGATTGGTGGACCAGGAAATCCTGACTTGGATGACCCAAACACACCTGAGTACACGGGTCAAGAAGCCCGTCTGTCTGACATTGCCCCTCGTAACCTCATTGATAAGGCTAAAGGCGGTACTGGAAGAGTAGAAAAGAAACCGCTATTCTCATGGGATGAAAACAACAATCCATCATTTAGAGGAAAGCCGATTAAGTAATGCCTAGAGGACAAGACACTCGTCATCACATGGGTCGCCGTGTTGGTCGTGACATTATGGATATGCACAACGAAATGCGTGAAAAGCAGATGGAACAGGAAGACCGTGATGCTTACGAAGCGATGGAAGATGCTCGTGGTAATGACGGTCTAACCCCAGATTCTGGATTCAGCGAAAGAGAAATGAGAGACTAATGGCACGTGACCATCGTAATAACGAAATAGGTGACAATCACCTTAACGCAGTTTCATTTACCGCAGGAGTAGTTAAGAGCATGCCTACGTATTTAAAGCCACAAACGGAATCACACGGAATTGTGGCTGAGGCGATGACAGATGGTGAAATGCATAAACACTTTGGAACCAATCTTGATGGTACACCTGCTTCAATGGAACAGATTATACAAAATGTGAAAAGGTTCCACGGAGATGTAGATGAGATGTATCGTGACCAATACACCCACAACACTGACATAGATATGCCTGACCGCAGTAACCCACACAGCACAGCACATTATTACGAGGAGTAAATATGCCTAACGGAGAAGACACCCGACATCACCCAAACCGTAAGGTTGGTCGTCAATTTTTTGGCGGTGACACTCGCAGTGATGAGTTAGCAGACAAACATAATAAAGAAGACATTGGTAAACTTAGTGACAAAACAGATAGTAGTGAGTTGCTACCCTCGCAACAAACTCCTGCAAGTTACGGTCAGTAACAATGCCTGTAGATAACCAGCGCACTCGCAGACCTTGGCAATCTCGTGAAGAGATGCTGGTGGATATTGCATTGCAGAATGCTATTTCTGACCCAGAAACTATCCGTGCTACTCGCCCTGTTGTTCCTCAGCAGTTAATGCCAGAGAGTCGTGGGTTCTTAAAACAAGAACTTGGTGTTATGGATGTTCTATCTGTAGACCGTTACGCCCCAACATACCGTTCATGGGTTTCTGGTGCTCCTGTAATGTTCCGCCGAGCACAAATGAATGACGATACCTACGGTGGTAGTGGTAGATACTCAATGCAAAGTCTGTGGGTATAATAGAACATGCCTACAAACCGCTTTGGTGAAGTAAATACAACTCCTTTGTATAACGCTACAGGGCGTATCAACCGAGGCGAAGCCCCACAGGTAGCACCTTTTAGCCCTGCCAACGCTGGTACTCAGCGTGACTGGTCTGCTATGAGAAGACCAAAACAAGCACAAAGCCCATTCCCAGATGCCTTTGAAAGCATCAGCCAAATGAACCGCAGATATGGTGACCGCAATACTGGCGGTGGTGGTTCAGGCGGTGGTGGCGGTGGCGGTGGTTTTAACGCCGATGACATTACCAAGATTGTTGGCGCTCTCCCTCCTGTAAATACTACTTTTGCTCCACAAGACACAGGTAAGTATTATGGTGACTCTGCGGTCAGTAAACCACGAGTTACCGATAACTGGCAACCACCACAAAACGCACAGGGTACTGTTTTTGCTCCACAAACCACCGCTAAAAATTATGGTGACAGTGTTATGGGTGGTTCTGCTGAACCTGCCCAACCTTCACGAGCCCCAAGAGCCCCACGCACCGATGAACAAAAGAAGGCAACAGCAGAAAAACGAGCGCAGAAAAAGGCTGAAAACCCTGCCTATGGAACTCGTAACCCAAACAGAACTCCTAAACCTGTAAAGCCAAAGCCTGCTGCTAAACCTCCTGCAAAGCCTTCAAAAACTGGTTCAGTTATCAATGATGCTTCTTCAGCCAATGCATTCCAAGGTAATGACAACACTTTTGGTGGCGGTGGTGACGGTTCTCCAGCACCTGGTTTTATGAACGCTGGAAACATTGAAGGTATGGTTATTTCTACAGCAGGAAATGCACAAAACCGTAGATGATAAAATGGGTGCATCTGCCCACAACCGATAAGGATTGATATGCAAAATACTTCACGCTCACAGAACCAAGACCTCCGCTTGGGAATCATGGATGGTACATACAAGTCGCTGACCCCAAGTCGTGGTGGTGAGGTAGACGAAAGTACATCAATCAAGCGCAGTCTTGTTGCTCCACCTCAGTACGGCATTACCCCAAAGAGCCCAATGGCTGAGGCAACTGAACCAGTAATTAGCCTCTAAAGGTTGTAATGTGGGCGAAATCATTGACATGGCGGAGTTTCGCCGTAAGAAAATGGCGAAACGTGGGGAACAGCAACAGTTCCATCCATCTGTAGCAAAAAAAGGATTGTTTGCTGACGCTAATGATGAGATGACTAAGCGCACCGCCAACAAACCTGTTTTTGATGTCTTGAAGAAAATACCAGACCAAAAACTGCACGAACTTGCTGTTTCTTTTGGTCACCTTCCAAGACAGATTGACATCTTTGACCTGAAAGATGTAAACTATGATGAAGTTCGTTGGAAACTAGCCAATGATACAGATTTTCATTCTTCACTAAAAGACGCAATGGATAAACCAGAGGAATAATGGCTGATAAAAAAGGTGCTAAAAAAGTAGCAAAAGTAATGAGAGAGTACGCTCACGGTGAACTCCGTTCAGGCTCTAAGAACGGCCCAACTGTTGTAGATAAGAAACAAGCAATAGCAATCGCTTTGTCCGAAGCAGGTCAATCTAAAGAAAAGAAGAAGAAATAATGGCTTCTAAAAAAGACGTTTGGGATAAACCAAACCCTAAAAAGAAATCAACTAAATTGACTCCTGACCAAAAAGCAGAGGCAAAGGCTCGTGCTAAGTCTGCTGGTCGCCCCTACCCAAACCTTGTGGACAATATGGCTGTGTCTAAAAAAGGTAAGAAGTAACTGCTAGACTACAGCAAATAACAAGTTCATAGAAAGTAGTACAACATGCCAAGACTTCTAGTTTGCAATTCCTGTGGAACAATGCACAAAATGCGTGATTATGACGGTAACGCTGACAATGACATGGAGTTGCAGGAAATCATTAAGATGCACCTTGCTCGTGCTCAAAATCCTGCCCCTGAAGCACACATGTCTCAAATCTTCCGTTGTGACCAAGCCACCTATGATGCCCTTGATGGTGAGACTGGAATCAAAAAAGAGTTGATGAAGAACGAGATTGAGGTTCGTGAAGTTCGTGATGACCTCAAAGTAGAGGCACTTAAGTGTTTTCAGCGACATGGTGCGCCTAAAGGAAGTTGCATTGACTGGGAAGACGAATCTAAAACAATTGGTCGCAAAGTCGGTGTACCTAAAGAACAATGGCAGTACCTTTGTCATTTCTGCCCAGTAGGTTCTGGCTATGTAGCAACACAAGAGCGTAAAGCGTTGGGCATGTACGACTGATGCTTATCGTTACTTTTGATGTCGTAGCATATGCACAGACTGACAAAGCACAAGTTCCAGGCGCACGACAACCCATTCCAGATGGTCAAAAATTGTATGAGGCGTTATTTGCCCGATACCACGGAAGAGTTATTCTTCTTGCCGATAATGGTATTTCAGCAGAAATGTTGGAATCGTGGGCAAAGCGTGAAGGGTATAAGTTTGCTCATGTTGATGTCGCAAGTGGTACAGGGGCTAAGGCTCTTTGTGACCGTGTAAAGGCTCTTCACGCCGCCTATGGAAAGATTGACTGGTATGTAGATACCAATCCAGAAGCAGTAACCCTCGTTATGAAAGAAGCAATCCCATGTCTTCTCGTTGGGTTGCCTAACTTTGTTCGCCCAGAATGGCGTGAGGATAAACCTCGTGAAAAACAGATGTGGACAGACCTGACTCGTGAAATTGAAGTACAGTCGCTGTATAGGACTACGAAAGAGCCAGAATGAAGATTTACTTTGCTAATGCCGAAAAGTCATCCCACAGGTCGCTTCTCCAGAATGCTGGTGTAACTCGCTTTGCTATAAATCTGACTCATTTGGCTGTTCCCAAGAAAAAAGAACTTGATTTATCTGTAATGTTCGGTGGGAACGAGGTAATTCTTTACACTTCCGAGAATGATGAAGATGTTACTCGCTATGACGATTTCATTCGCCAGCATTACGAAAGCCTAACTGCAATCATAGGAAGACCTGATTATGACGGTGCATGGCTAAATGAGAGGTACATCCCAGTATGGAATGACCCAGATGACATGGAAAGGCTTGCCTACCTGTGCCAGCGATATGGTCGGGCTGCGATTAGTGACAAGGCTGTAAACGGTAAAACTATCTCCAGAATACGAAACCTCATTCAGAGGTGGGATGCCAAACTCATTGGTTTGTCGTCAAAGCCAGAGATTATTGAATCCCTTCCTTGGGATTCTGTTCTTGTTGGTTCATGGACATCGGCAGTTCGCTACGGGGAAACACAAGTATGGGATGGTCACGGTTTACGCCGTTACCCAGCACAGCAAAAAGATTCTGCCCGAAAGAAACACCGAGCAGACATTATTCGTTTAGGAATTGACTATGAACAGATAGTTCAAGACGATAACGCTGAAGTTGCGAAGTTGGCAATCAAGTCTTGGCAAGCATGGGAGCAGGGTGCTTTTGGGGTCTATGACCCATCAGAAGACAACGATGAAGAAGAAATAGGTCTATCGGAAAATGAAGATAATAGTAACTATTTGAGTAATTTGCCTACTTCACCAAATGTGGTTTCAGGGGGTACAAGTATTACTATTAGGGGGTCTGAGAAGAGGCACGAGGGTGACAAAGTATTGCTACCAGTAATGGGTATTGAGCAGTACACTCCTCCATTAGCGCAAACCCTTGCAGGAGAAGGAGAATCTGAAGAAATAGGTATTGAAAAAGTACCTGTAATTCAGTACCAAAGTAGTCTTTTCAGACAATGTAATAGTTGCTATTTGAGTGCCAGATGTCCTGCATTCAAGGAGAACTCAGAATGTGGATTCAAGTTGCCTGTAGAAATCAAAACTAAAGACCAGTTACAGGCTGCGATGAGGGCTCTTCTGGAGATGCAAGTGAGCCGTGTATTGTTCGCTCGCTTTGCCGAAGAACTAGAAGGTCAAGGTCTTGACCCAGCGTTGTCCAATGAGGTAGAACGCCTGTTCAACTTGGTAGAGAAGTTCAAAGACATATCGGATACTCGTGATGTCATGCGCTTAGAGGTAGAAGCCAGAGGAAGCAGTGGGGTGCTTAGTCGTATATTTGGTCAAGCAGTCGGGGAATCTACGAGGCAACTGTCTGGAGGTGGGTTGAATGCCCAGCAGACTGACCGTATGTATCAGGATGTCATTGACCTATCGGATGAGGCTTGACAAGACCATTCATAGGTTGTACGCTTGTGTATAACCTAAAAAGAGAGGTTTTATGGAGTCATTTGAGTTTGCAGTAATTCAAGACCTACAGGTATCACTTGCTCGTGCATACGATGACAAGCAAGCCCTTCGCCAGATGATTGAATCAATGGCTAAGAAGTTGGAAAAAGCAGAAAGTGTTGCTAAGTCCGCTTCCACCTATTGCCAGTCTTTGGTCAATGAGGATGAAAACCCTGACGATGTTTTGGGTGTTCTGATTCAATCAGTTCACGCTTGGAGTACAGACAAGTAAATCTGTACTAATGTACTCCTAATACGGATATTAGGAGTACAAAATGAGTGAACAAATATGGTCGTGGGTGCTTGCCATCTTCGGCGTTACAGGGATGTGGTATGTTGGCAAAAAACACGCCCACGCATTCTTTTTTCTTTCAGTCAATGAATTGCTTTGGATTATTTTTGCCATCCAAACCAAACAATACGGATTTATATTCATGGCGTTCTGTTATGCCACCGTATATCTTCGTAATGGTCTGAAGTGGTTGCAGGAAAAGTGATGACAAAGGTATTCATTGTTCTCGCACTTGCTTGCTACTACATGGCTATTCGTTCTAATATGAACAGGCATTCGTAATGGGGGATTTCGTTCTAAGAAACTACTCCGAAGACATCATGGTAGAAGGAGTAAACAAAGAGTTTATGAGAACCTTGGCTCACATTCTTCTTCCTCATGTGTATGTTGTTGGGCCATATCACCGTGACAATATAGATGACAATTACCAAGATGCTATTGACCTAGCAGAAGAGTTGTACACCTCTGGAATATGTCTACCAGTAATTCCTGTGCTTACCTGTGGTTTCTGGAATCAAAAGTACCCCAACAGTACAGAGTTTTGGAATGAGTATTGCTTTCAAGTAATGAAGCGTTGTGACGCTGTTCTGGTGTTTGAAGCCTACGAAGCGATTGAAGAAATAAAAGAAGCAGAAAGGTTGGAAATGCCAATTTTTTACGGTATGGACAGTCTTGAAGAGTGGACAGAAAACGGAGCAGAATAATCGTGGACAGAACAGGACACCCAGAGTTTTATCGCATACTCCAAGAGTTGGGAGAGATGCATGAAAAAAAAGGTAGTGATTACGGAACAGGTGAAGACCCTCTTGCAAATGTTCGTGCATCAACTGACTGGGGAGTACCTGCTTGGGTTGGAACACTCATTCGTGCAAACGACAAAGTGATTCGTCTGCAATCCGCAGCGAAAGGTAGCAAACTTCGCAACGAAGGAATTGAAGATTCTCTTATTGACCTAGCGTCATACGCAATCATTGCTCTTGTTTTGTACCGAGAGAAACACTAGTGATAGAAACTCCCGAATGGATGTCGGATGCTCTGTGCAGAAAAATGCATGGAGATATTTTCTTTCCACCATTTGACGCACAAACTCCAGAAATAAATTATCTCATTGCAAAACAAGTTTGTAATGTCTGCCCTGTTTGGGATGAGTGTCTCTCAATAGGAAGAAAAGAAACATATGGAGTGTGGGGTGGACTAACACCACAAGAGCGTGTACCGCTACAGAAGGACACAACAAACAATCTTGCTGAACATGGAACAGTTGTACGCTTTCGTCAAGGCTGTGCTTGTGATGATTGTGATTGGGCTCACACAACACGCCCATTACGCAATGAAATAGATGTAGATATTATTCCCCTTATAGGAGAAGAACTTCCTGACCTAAAAATACTGCTCCAGAGGTTGCTAGAAGGCTAATTTGGTGTAAACTTGTAGTGCTCCCCATACCGAGCCTTGCGCCCCATACTTCAATGGATGGGGCTTTTTTATTACCCGAACAAAGGATAATGAATGCTTAGATTGTCGGAAATACTCAAAACGGTTGCGCTGACAGGGAATCTTGTTCTCGCCTCCATCTTTTCTGTAATGTCCCCAAGCACAGCAAATACACCAGAATCTGTTTACCCAAAGCACCCAATTTCAGTTGAGCCTTACTTGATTGTGCCAACTACAACTACAACAATTCCAGAACCTGAAGATAAGCGCATCCCTTCAGATAAAACCAGGCGATGCCCTCAATTTGAGCAGGCATTCCGTGACTACGGTTTGCTCCCTGTGCAGGTGTTTTCGTACATTGCATGGCGTGAAAGCGGATGCAACCCAGATGCAGTAAATGCTAAGTGGAATGCCAATGGCAAAATCATTTGGACATTGAACAAGAACGGCTCATACGATAGTGGCTTGCTACAGGTCAATTCTTCATGGCAGACCGTAACAAAGAACATTTGTGGTGGTGGAATCAAACTTTTGAGAACACTTGACTGTAACCTAAAAGTGAGCAAGTATTTACTTGATAACGGTGGATTGAGGCATTGGAGTTTATAGTGAATAAAGGTACGACATATCTTTGTCCTTGGTGTGACCACAAAGTAATTTTGTATGTGAAAACTAATTACCCACCGATGCACCAATGCGGTGGAAGTACCCTTCCTGAAAAGTATTTGCCCATGATTCAACACGGCAAAAAAGACTCAGAATAGAGTTGCCACTTCCGTTCTGAACCTGTAATGTGATGCTCCTACAGAAGGAGCAAGTATGTCTTACGAAAACATCAAGCCTTTGGGAGATGTGTGGGTAAACTCCATCGTTTCTGAAGGAACACTCCGTACCGAGGATTTGGCAAAAGCCTTCCTTGCAGTCATCGGGGAACACGACCCAAAAATCAAAGAAGCAATCCTTGACGATTGGAACGATGTCCTGTTCGCAATGATTGACCCCAAAGCAGTCCGTGACGAGGAACAAGAAATGTTTCTCGTAGACCATCTCTTCAATGTGATGGATGCAATCGCACCAGAAGGATGCACCTTTGGAACATTAGATTCCGATGGTGCTTGCTTTGGCTTCTGGGAAATGGAGGAAGCAGTTTGAGTTCAGCACAGAGCATTTACATCAATCAACAAGAAGAGATTCGCAAAACACTTATTCTTCGTGAACCAATGACATGGATGGAGAAAGGTGCTTGCAGAGGAGTTGATGCAGACCAATTCTTCCCAGAAAAAGGTTCTGCTGGTGGTCACTACAAAGTTGTTATTGAACAGTTTTGTAATGTCTGCTCTGTCAAACAAAGTTGTCTCAACTTTGCATTAGATAATTACGAATTAGGTATCTGGGGCGGTACTACAGCACGAAAGCGAAAAGACCTTCGCAGTAAGAGGAACAAACAATGAACTCAGAAACTTTCACATGGATTGACCCAGTTACCAAACAGCAATTTGATGTCAATATCAAGTTCACAAAAATTGGAGGAATGCTTCGCTTCACAGGTGTCGGCATTACATCAGTTGATAACAACACCATTACGGTGGAGATTTACAGACGAGTACCAATCGTGCAATTAGCAAAAGATGCTCTCGCAAGTATTCTTCCTAAACCAGATTTCAAAGCAACACTCAAAGGCGCACAGCGTGGCGCAACATTGCCAGATGACCTTCTGGAAGAAGTTGCCCGAATCTACAAAGATGCATTGAACTATGGAGTGTCACCTATTGAGGCTGTTGCTAAAGCATTCAGTATCTCTAAGTCCACATCAGCCAAGCGAGTAATGCTTGCCAGAGCAAACGGGTTTCTTGGAAAAGCCACACGGGGTAAGGCTGGATAAAAAGTTTGAAATGGTGGTTGCTATTCCATTCAGATGTCTGTAGTGTTCCATACACGAACAACCAAAGGAGAAGACATGAAGGTAAGCAAGGTGATTGGGTTACTCAGCGAACTCAACCCAGACGAAGAGATTGCGTGTTCATGGTGGGAATCAAATCTTTTTACGGATGACGATGATGAACCATTGAAAGCAGATTCAAAAGAGTGGGTAAAAGCAGTCGCTGAGTTTGACTGTAGCGGTGGTTACGAAACCATAAACGAGCAAGTGTGGAACTTTCTTTATTTCTCAATCACAGGGGAAGGTGAGTTCTAATGAAACTCCAGAAGTACCGTGTGTATTACACATACATTGAAACTGATGTGTATGAGATTGAAGCAGACAGTTCATTCACAGCACAAGAACACGCATCAGACAAAGGTGTGTTTCTTTTTGAAACTCGTGAGTTTCAGAGTGTAGAAGCAGTTGAAGAAGGAGAAACTCTGTAATGTCAATTCTTGCAGATGTAACAGTCACATTCAAAACAGAAACACTTTATATGTGGATGGGTATCGCATACGGAGTAATTCAAACAACTTTTTATTTCAAAGCAAAGGAGAAGCGCAATGGCAAGTGAAGTTGTAGTCAAGTGGTCTTGGGAAGATGCGAAAGCAATGTACCCACATTGGTCAAAAGCCGAGTGCATTGAAGCAATGGAAGAAGTTGAAGGTTATGTTCACGAACGGGTTGTGGAATTGGGTAACGAGGTGCTACAACAAGTGTTGTACGAAATGGTTGAACTCTTGAAGGAGGAGGAGTAATGGCTAGAATCACAACAGAAATGGAAAAGGATTTGGAGTTGTGGGAAACAACATTCAAACCAATTCAAAACCCAAATGGTGACATGGGTTGGAATGGCACGATGTTTGAAACCTATGGAGAAGATTTGGCTTTCATTGCCAAACAACCAGATGCAAACATTTGGACATGGGTAGATGGTGACGAAGGCACATGGATTATGAGTGGCTTTCATTACATCAATCGCATCGGATACTTTGTTACCGAAAACCCATGCACACAGGAGTACATGGAAATCCAAGTAGATATCTACGAAGAAGAGGAAGAGGAAAATGCCTAATTACTGCAACAACACAATCAATGTGGTTGGAGATGCAACCGAACTTTCGGACTTTTTGCATTGGGTCAGAATTGATGGATGCAATACGGATGATGAATCAATCTACGATTTCACCAGACTGCACCCAACACCAGATGCATTGGCAAACACAGTTTCAGGATGGTACGCCGAAGGTAGCCCAGAAAAAGAAGCGCACGAGAAGAAACAAGCAGAAAACATTGTAATGTACGGTTACAAAGATTGGTACGACTGGAACATTGCCAACTGGGGAACTAAGTGGTCACCAGCAGAGATTTACCAGAACCTCATTACACGAAACTACGCAGAGTTTAGTTATCAAACTGCGTGGTCACCTTGTTCACCATTGTGGCAGTACATCAGCACTCTCTACCCAACTCTCGCATTCATTGAAACATATGAAGAGATGGGCATGGGTTTTTACGGATTGACTGCTCACTATCGTGGCGGTCAGTTCTTTGAATCGTTCATTGACATTGCAAACTCAGAAGATGAAAAGTGGATTGACATCTTCAAGAGAATGTCAAATGACGATACTGGAGAAGTTCATTACGAGATGGAAGAACTTGTTCAGGAAGAGATTGGAAAAATGTTGGAAGAGGCGTTGCTTTCTCTTCCAGCACCTGTAAAGTTGTCTA